ATGAAGGTGACACCACGTTTGTCGGAGATTTTATCGGAACGTAACTTACGTCAAAAGGATTTAGCGGAGATGGCCGGTACGACAGAGGCTACAATTAGTCGATTCAGTCGCCAGTCTCGTTATGAAATCGAAACATTGATTCGTATTAGTAACGCGTTAGAATTGAAAATCGAAGATTTATTCGTTGTGGAGGACGCTAAGTAAAGCGTTCTTTTTTATGGAGAAATTTACCGTTTGCTTTGATATACTTGTATTAGAATATATTTAAACGGGAGTGAGCTAAATGGGGAAGAAATGTTTGAGTAGATTCGGAATAATCATTATCGGGGCATCACTTGCACTTGCTACTGGATGTACTCCACAAGATAAAGAAACGGCTACGCAAGAACAAGCTCAAAAAGAGGAGCAAAAAGTACAGAAACAAGCCGAAAAAGAAGCAGAGAAGCAACGTAAGCAACAAGAGAAGGAAGAAAAAGAGGCGCAAAAACAGGCTGAAAAAGAACAGAAATCACAAGAGAAGGCTAAGAATGACGAGAAAAATAAAGAAGTGAAGTTCAAAGAAAGCATCGAGAAAACCGTTAAGAAGACCATTGGGAAAAGTGATGTTGAATCGATTGAAATAAATAAAAACTTCGACTTACCAGAACCGAACAATAAAGTCGTATTACTTAATTTAACAAATGCAACTGATAAAATTCTTGTGTGGAATGATACAACTAATATATTAAAAGAACTGGCTAAAGAAAAAGAAATTCAGAAAGTCATCTTTGTCTGGAAAGCCGAACTTACAGATACATATGGAAACAAAAAAACTGATCCCGTCGTGAAAATGAATATTGATCGTGAAACAATAGATAAGATTAATTTCGATAACTTCTTATATAAAAACCTACCTACCGTTGTTAGTGATTATTGGCAACATCCTGCTTTAGCAAAATAAACAAAGAAAACCGCCCTTCACAGGCGGTTTTTTTTTCGTATTCATCCCGCTTCCATCTCGTCCAGCACATGCGTCTTCAGGTGTAAATACGCGGATATCTCCTCTTTCGTCACCCCTCTATCGGCGCACACTCCGTCTAACAATACCCATTCGGAATCTCCTACGTAATCTAAAAAACGCTTCTTATCTTCGGCTACTACCAACATCATGGCTAACTCTTCCGTACTTGTTATCGCACGTTTCCGTCCTAGTTCATCGATATAGAATACGGACATTTCGTTATCTGAGCGATATACCTCAAATTGATACGTCTGTTTCCCTCGCCTCACCTCGGATACCACTTCAACTTTTCGTAACCTGGCATAGATATTTCGTATAGGGTACGTGTCATATTTCGGCTCCTTTTTCGTTATGTAATAATTACACAACTAATTTTAGTAGAGTAGCATTAAGTAGCCGTTAAGTCAGTATTAAGGATTTTAGCGTACGTTTACTCTACGTCAATGATATTGATAAATTTAAATGTACGTTTGTTACGAAAAGCATCCGTACAAATAACGTTCTTTTCTAAAAGATCGATGTCCATGACAGTGTAGTAATTCGTAAGTATGTAACCGTCCTCGTAATATGTAATAAGTAACTCCTCTTCGCCTAGTAACGAAATGAGCAATCGATTTTCAATTCGTTCTTGTGCGTCCTTTGTAACGATAGGTCTAGGTAATTTCGCGTTCTTCTTAATAATATCGCGAATACCAGCGAACTGTTCCGGCATGCTTGCGAAAGGTTGCCACTTGACCATACCTCTCCCCTTCGGCATATTACTATTGCTCATGTTAGTCACGACTTATGTCCCCCTAGTAATGTATTTCGATATCTTGCGGTTGCATTTTTCGTATAGGAAACGCCCCGTAATATGCTGTTCTTACCAAACTTAGTACGTATTTCGTCCATGACTTGTGTTAGTCGCATTTCCTTTTCGCGTTGTACTACGTTATCAAATAACGAAATCTGTTCTTCCCCTTCACTTGCTAAATTCGTTAATGAAATACTGACTGATCTAATCGGTTCGCCAGTATATAGTGTATGTAAATAATATGTACAGACGTTATAGATATCCATCGTTAGATTCGTTGGTCGACTTAATGTATGTGATTTACGTATACCTCCGCCTCCACCGTATCCTTTACTGTATCCAACGGAAAAATGAACGGTTCGAGCGAGCTTACGTTGTCTTCGCAATCGATAACAAACTTCCTCGATATGTTCTAACAAAATAATAGGGAATTCGCCTATCGTATAATCACGTAAGAGTATCTGACTTTTAGCGATAGAAGTTTCCGTTGGTACGTGTTTTTCCGATATACGACTGAAATCTATACCGTTACTATGTAAGTGGAGTTCCTCGCCGATTACACCGAAATTCTGCTTCAAATATTTCAGCGGATAATTTGCTAAATCTCCTATCGTCCGTATCCCTTTTCGATTTAACTTCTCCTCCGTTTTATACGATATACCCCAAAATTTACTGAGTGGTCTAATACTCCATAACTTCTCGGGTATATCGTCATACGTCCATTGTGTTATACCGGCATCATTCTTTTTTGCTTCGATGTCCATGGCTACTTTACTCATTAGCAAATTCGGACCAATGCCGATAGTACATTCGATACGAGTTCGGGCGTAAATTTCATTCTTTAACTTCAGCGAAAACTCATACGGGTTATCCGCAAATAAATGTAAAGAAGCCGTCATATCCATAAAAAATTCATCTATGGAATACTGGTGGAAGTCTTCGGGCGCTACGTACTGTAGCGCTAGTTTCGTTATGTAATTCGAACATTTAATATATGTATGCATGATTGGATTAACGATAATTATATCTGGTCGTTTAGGTATCTCATATAACCGAGCCATTTTATTAATCCCTAACGCTTTAAGTGGTGGCGTTGCCGCTAGTACTATTGATCCGCTTCGATTTACATCACCTACTACGGCAAGTTTTGTATACCGTGGGTCTAATCCTCTTTTGATACATGATACGCTTGCATAAAAGCTACGCAAATCGACGCATAATATAATCCGCTTAGGCAAAAGAGAATAATCATACAAGGTAATCACTCCTAACATCAAGAACGTTTGTTCTTATTATATGCGAACTTACGTTCTTTTAGAAGGCTTTTTAAGAAAATATTAGATAAGTTTTTTTCAATACTGTCTAAAATTCAATTTATTATTACTTAAATATCTTTATATAAAACACATGGAAATATTTACTTCAATTAAAAAACGTTATATTATTATATTTATTAATTATGTATTTTATATATTAAAAAGGAGATGAAGTTTTGATTAAAACTAGGACTGTCATATTAGTTGTCTTTATAGCTATAATTTTTTGTTTCTCTATTAAAGTAATATTCGGTGATAAACCGGCATCGAATACAGAGTCATCTACTAAAGTTAAAGATGCTACCTCTGAACCAAAAAAAGAAAAACTATCCGCACAATTAGATACATTAGATTATAATAAGGAGACAAATAAACTCAAATTATCCTTAACTACCAATATTCCTGATTCTACAAAAGCAACCATAAAAGTATACAGTTCAAAAAAATCAGATGAATACAATTATACCGCTACAAGTAGTGAGGTATTTAAAGATGGTAAATTACAAACAACTATTTCCCCGTCACAACTTGTCGAAAACGGACAATACTATGTGAAAATACTTATTGATGTTTCAACTGCAGAATATACTTCTACAAATAAACATCTCATTGATAAACTTGGAAGTAAATATGAAGTAGAAAAACAATATAGCGGAGATAAATCGGTAAAAATTCACAATATTTCTTACGATAAATATAAAATTGACATTGACACAAAAAATATAATATCTATTGAAAACGGCTTTTCTGAACAAGAAGCACAACAAGAACGAGCTAAAATAAAAAAAGAACAAGAACAACGCGAGCAACAAGAAGTACAACAACCTAAACAAAATGAAGTTCAGACTACAACTGTTGATGCAAACAGTAAGGGTGAAGCCTGGCTAAAGTTATCCGAAGCAGAGAAACGAACATTAACAAACCGACTAATTAGTAACTGGAAGTCTAATGGCTATACAGTTACAGTTGGTGCTGATTGGTTTATCGGAGCTTTAGATGCATTCTATGGAACCCCAGAAACAAACGTAAATACAATCGGGGATGCTATGACCTTATCTGGTGTCGCTGGTGGAGTAGTAAAAAAATAAAAAAATTGACCGCCTGTAATAGGCGGTCTTTTCTATGTTCAATAAACGCACATGTTACTTCACATTCACATAAGTCGGACTAGCCGTAATGTAGTACGTATTCCCTTTCGAATTGTGTGCCTTATACTGCGGATAGCCGTTTACATCAACTTTAGCATCGATAGTAAAGCCGAGTCCTGCGTCAACAGTGCCCGCTAGGTATGATTTATTCCACGTAGCTTTCGTATAGAAGTTCAAGTCGTTTACTTTCGATACGACACGTTTACCTACAACTTTAGTATTCTCGTTATTACTACCTTTGTCATAACGAATATAAGACGAATCATACTTAATCCATTGGTCACCGCCTAAGTTTAACCACTTACCGTTAGGCCCATTTACTTCGCCCCAAACTTGGTATGCTTCCGGTTTATTTAACTTACGAATCTTAGAAAAATCAGCGCTCGGGCCTTTTCGTAAGTTAACGTTAGTTCCATCGATGTATGCAACACCGTTAGATGGCGTTACAGAGACATTAGCTTTCTCGCCCTCTGGCTTAGTAGGTTTTTCCGGCACTACGACAGACACTTCGTTATTGCCGTACGCTTTCTTTACATCAGCACGGAACTGAGCGATAGAGATACCGTGTGAAGCTAAGTATGCACGTGGGTCTTCGTGATCAGTACCGCCTAATTTACGTGTTACATCTTCGTGAGTCCATAAGCCTTGTTCGACTGTTAATCCGTTGTCTTTCAGGATTTTCGCTAGTAACTTAACGTAACGCTCATACGAAGATTTAAATTTCGCTGGATTACTAGATTCAGAAAGCTCAACGTGGACAAATCGTTTATTTGCCGCTGGCCCCGCACCGTATGCGATATACTTTGTATCAGCGATTTGAATCGTTTCGTTCCAGTCTACCGCAAAGTGAACGAAAGCATTCCGCCAAGTCCTAGCTTCATAGTTTCGGATATTAATAGCGGGCGCTTCCGGAGTAGCGGTTGAATGGGCAACGACACCTTCGTATGCACCAACTCCATATCGATAGGATTGCTTAGGTAAATCTGGGATTAACATACGATTGATTGATTCGGCAAACGCCCCACCCGTGAATGAAAAAAAAACTACCAGTATGGTAGCCATAGAGATTAATAGTTTGTTAATACGTTTCACTTTACGTCCTCCTTCGTATTTAAAATCTGTTTGATTTCCGTTACATCTTTCGATAGCGAACCGAATGCGGAGGCTTGCGTTTCGATTACCTCCTGGTTCCTCTCGATTACCGCTTGATATTTACCTTCGCGCTCCTTACTTTCTTTACGTGAATCGAAAAATAACCAAACAAAAAGGACTGCTAAGAGTCCTTGTGATAACGCTAATTTAAAAATTTCTTCCGGCATAAACATCGTCATCCTCCTTTATAGGCAATTAAAAAAAGACCAGCTTACGGCTGCTCCTGCTCTATTTGTGTGTTATTTTCATTAGTTGGTGTTGGCGGTTCTTGAGATGGATAATTCCCTGTAAGTGATGTATAACACTCTAAACAAATGTTCTTTTTCGCAAATCCCATATCTAGTGGGTACAAACGCGCTCCGCGTTTACATATTTCACACAGCGTAGCAATTCGAAACTTTACTGTCCCATCCATTTCTCTCCATACTTCGACCCTGCTAACACCGTTTAGCAGACCTGCATTATTTAACATATCAGCAGGTATTTGAACAAAAATCCCTGTCTCTGTACGCTCAGCATCCACCAGCCTCCCCATAAAAGGAAAGCTTTCACCTGCTTGAAGTGGCATCATTTGATTCTCATCCATTCTTACTTCTCCTTTCTATCCAAGTGCATTAAATTTCCAACCACTTGGAGTACTCGCATAAAAACCTGCTCCAGCATTACCGTCTGTAAAACGAATATGCCCCCATTGTTGGAATCCACCCCCACCTAAGTTAACTCCCTGCATTGCTCGTATATTCCTAAAGATTTTAACTTCTTTTTCAGTACTTATATCAAACGTTTGTCCGTCTGGTGCTGGAGTTATATTATTATTCACACCACCTATAGCAAGTCCGTTAAACGGCTGAATGCCATCTGCTCTTTCTGCTGCAGCACGATCCCAATTATACATAGATGCATATTTGCCACTGTATAGCGTTACACCACTTACACAAATCGCTGTCCCTTGTCTCATGTCAGCACTTCCAGAACAAACTTTAATAATCAATGCATGTTGTTGTGGAATATAGTTTTTCGGCACTTTAAAGGTAAATGAATATCGTCTGATTTCTCCATAAAATGTAGACGGCTCAGGGAAGTCCATCTTTTGTTCACTCAATATGTCGTAACTTACGTTGTCTCGGAATTTAACGCAGCATACATGTATTCTCGGTTTTCCTGTCTTTCGCACGCCATTTATCATGGCAGTTCTAAAGTGTGCGGATGCTGTATATTCGTTACCAGGATGTATCCCATTATTCACGATTGCTTCTGGATAGTTATACATATCTACCCTTGCAGCATTCACCATTTGCTCGTAATCGAATATATGTGTATTCTTTTCTATTACGACATTTCCCCATGACTTCCAAGTAAGGCCGTATCCACCTTCAAACCCATAATAATCTGAATTGCCAATGTTTTTCTTTGTAACACTAGAAAAGTCTGGATCAGCTATTAGGTTTCGTCTTGATACCGCAGTTGTTTTTGTACCCCATTCGTCTTGGAATAGGAAATCTAGCATTTTAACAGTTACACCATCTTTATCAATGGTTATCTTATCACCATCAATTCTAATAAGATTTGTGTCAATGCCTTTTGCTGTTAACCATTTGACCATTGTATCGGCATTAATATTCAGTTTCTCAGCGTCGATTGTAATCTTACCAGGTGACATATTGATAGAAGTAATGATACCGTCTTTTAAAATTTGTGCTAAGATCCCTTCATCTAACACTTCTAACCTAGATTCCGTTTTCTTTACATAGGCATTATAAGTCTCATTTATAAACGTTTCTTGTTTTCCAGAGATGATTGAAACGCCTTTTTCAGTAGCACTAATACTTCTTTCTAATTCAGTTACTTTTTTAGTGTAATCTTCAGTTGCTATCTTATCGGCCATTTCTTCCATGATTTTATCTTTATCTACAATATCAACAGGGTTCTCCATAAATGAAGAAGGTTTATCGCCGATCTGTAACATAGGTTGCGCTACCCACAGTTTTCCATTTCTACGCAGCCAGTATTGTACTTGTACTTTTTTCGTTCCTTCTACAAGTAGACCAAACACATGATGTCTTACCCACATTCCTTGTGTTAACGTAATCTCTTGTCCGTATTGCTTTAACACATTTCCATTTGCATCTAAGCATTTCAGCTCCATTTTCGCACCATTATCAATGCTAGACTTATTATCTGTATAAAAGTATGCAGAAAAAACGTAATTCCAACCAGGTCCGGCATTTATAACTTCATGTGAAGCACCTCTGTATACGTCTGCTGTATTTCCCGTGGAGATTGTACGAAGTGTATTACAACCCTTATATAAAACGGTTGTATCTCTTGTTGTGCCTGATTGAAGAATCCAATATTTTGTATCATTCTTCCAAAGAACATTCCGTAATACAGTTTGATTACCGATTCCGCCAACATAATCTTCAACATCTTTTATTTCAACTTTTCCTTCCAAAGCTTTGGCAGTAGTTTCCCAACCTGCTTTAGCCTCCTGTAACTGTGTACCTTGTTTAGTTTGTATCTCTTGTAAACTAGTAACTTTTTCTTTAATACCGTCCGCTGTTTTCTCTACAGTAGTCACACGCTCGCTAAAATCGAGTTGTGTTTTTTCTACCGTTTTAATATTTTCTTTAATACCATTCACACTTTTTTCAATCTCGGTTGTTTTTTTAGTGAATTCCTCATTCGTTACTTGATTTTCTGGAGCTGGTGTCCAATCCTGTGGCTTATTACCTTTATATAAAGCAACCCATTCTACAGTTGCCTTTGTAGCATTATTTGGATAATTATATAAATTTAATCTTCGTTCATTCCCGCTTGTAGTTGCAACAGCTTTGAAAGTTACATAAGTTATTCCGTTAGCATAGACACTTGTTGCATATCCAACATTATTTGAACCACCATTCTGCCAAATTCCAAATTGTTGGCCTTGTGGGACACTTCCTTTAATTACAAAAGTATATTCCTCACCTGCAACAAAATTTTCAGTTAGAGAATATGGATTGATTAGATAATCTGTTTTTTCGTATTTAGTATTTGAATCTAATAACAGATTACGACCTCCAGCTTTATCGTTATTAACTTTCTTTTCTACGCTCTCCAACTTCTCACTAATCTGGCCAGCTTTTTCTGTAATTTCAGTTGTGGTTTTCTTTAGATTATTAGTTGTTTGCTGCACCTCAGAGATTGTCTTTTTCGTACCTTCAGCAGTCTCTACCACTGTATTTAATTTTTCAGTGATTTCACCGTCTTTTTTTGTTAAAGTTTCAATAGATTTGATAAAACCTTCGTTGGTCTGTTTCATTTCAGAGACAGTTTTGTCAATTTCACCTTGAGAGTTTTCTACATTTTTAATAGTTAGAGAAACTTCCTGAAGATTTTCTGTTACTTCCTTGAATTGTCCATTTGTCTCTTTTTGGGCTTCTTCTACTTTTTTATCTAATTCTTCTTTTGTGGACTGAATATCCTTATTAACCTGCTCCAGTGTATCTTTCTTAACTGACTCCACATCAGGAATAAGAAGCTCCCAATCTTTCCCGTTCCATACTTTTAAAATACCTGGTTTACCGGTGCTAATATCTCGCCATATCGTATTACCAATTTGAAGATTCTCTGTGGGCGGCTGCTTAGATTCAATGATATTTACAGTATTATTTTTTAGATTTTCTTGAACTTTTTCAGCGAGTGTTTTCGCTGCTTCGGATTCTTTCTTAGCATTACTAGCTGTTTCGTTTGCATCTTTCACTAATTTATCTAACTGATCTATCAGCTCTTGTTTATTACCTAATGAGCCCAAGATTCGATTGTAAATTTTTCGTAGTTCTTCGTTTGGATCAGTAATTTCGCGATAATCACCAAACACATATTTATCTTGTGTAGGGTCCGTAAAAGATTCATCACCAGCAATTACACGTGCTTCAAGGTATAACTTAGGTGTGAATCCTGTATCTTTGATTCGAATCGTATCGCCCTCATTAATTAGTTCATGTGCTAGTCCGAAAATACGTCCAATCGATTGTGCTTCTACTTCATAAGAAACTGAAGAATTGACACGCTTCTTTAATTCCGTCTTCATCAAAGTCATTAATCGCTGCGGTGTCATGTTTTGGTCTTCTGTTTCTGGAGTATAGAAACCAAATTTATGTTTTCCTTGCTCATTCCACCGTTGAAATGCTTCATTATCTACGATGTAAGGAATTCCATTGTTGATACTTTCAATCGTAATAAGTTTGTCACCTTCGCCCCGTACAAATCCGACTAAGGCAGTACAAATATCCCTGGAATGTTCAATGCGTCTAACGCCTACTAAGTCTTTTCTCAGGGTTATTTCCTTCCCTGTTTCTCTCCCTCGTTTCTTTATCATATCAACGTACCATCCAGTAATTTGAGAACCGGATACTTCAACGCGATATTGGATTTCTAACTCAAACAAAGCAGCGATTTTCTTTAAAAAAGTGAGAGGATCAATAAACTCGTCAATAGTCATCGTGTGGAATGACGAATAATCCGTTATTCCACGTTGCCATTTTGAATCCACAAGAGCAATATCGATAAACGTATTAACTGTTTCGCTCTCTATACGTTGAGGTTTAATAATCCCATCTTTAGCTATTTGAACCCAGGCACCAGAAGCATGTACGGTGATTGATCTATCCCTTGAGTCTTTTTCAACTTCGTTATTTATAACATACGGAACAATACGGCCATCACGTACTTCCTTTAAGACTAAGTTCTGTTGTTGTAATGTAATTGCATGTGGAGTACCATCAAAAGTTTTAAACTCTAGCATATCAATGTTATTCTTGATTTCCCAATGACGGTTATCCCCCCAATAATCTTTTGATTGAATAACTGATATAATCTGATCTGTTTTGAAATCAACAACATGAAGTAACCCACTCGGTGTTCTCATCTAAATCGCTCCCTATATTTAACCTTTGCTGTTCCTATATCGGAAGGCATGATTTCAAGTTTATTAGTACCTTTATTGATAACAGGAAAATTACTAAAAATATCTTTTATGTTAATAGCATTTTTCCCTTCAATACTGACATGACTGGTTTCTGTATCAATCACGACTTTATCACCAACATCGACTATATAAGGCGGTGTATTTTGATTATTTAAATTTACTTTCCAAAATTTCAAATCAGAAACTGTCATCGCTTCTACTGGCGGAACATCTTGCCACTGCATAATACTAATCTGTATTTGAGCTGCTTTTTCCATATGTTTATTGTCTTTATCGGTCCATCTTGCAAAGCGTTCTGAATCATCTTTTTCTGTTCCAGGAAGAAATTTTGAAATATACGCTTCCCATACATTTCCTGTTCTAGCTATCCACAATCGACCAAAATATTGATTCCATGTATTCGGATAATCACCACTCTCATAAATCAACCCTGTTTTCCCTGGCTTGTTATCGTATCCAATAACCATCGTTCCAAAATTTTGTTCGGCTTGCCAAAAGAGATCATTCATAGCAATTTTTGAAAGCACCTTACTATTTTCGTCTAATATCGCTATCTCAACCCGTCCCATTTCATTAATCTTTTTACTTTTACATGTAACGTGGGCTTGCATAATAAAATCTTTTACTGGCCCACCAGGAATACTCTTCTTAACAGCCGCGCCATGCCATCCATTACCCGATCCATAATCCGAACAATAGAATTGGTAACTATCTGTTTTCATTTCACCAACTGGATTACCGTCTTCCATAGAACTAACCTTACTCCACCCTACAGTTGTGGACATTTCATCCCATATAAGACGTTGATTTCTTTCTACAGGCAATTGCTCCATTTTTAATGGCATTCCAATACGGAAATAATCTCGATCACTTAAAGATGCCCCACTGAACCATACATCTAAAAATGTGTTTGGTTTCGTAATATCAATCTCAATGATAGGGTTAGAATGGACAGTACCTTTATTTTGGATATTAGCAACTAATCCATTAACTTCTTTTTTAAAGTCAACCGTTTGCTCTTTTCCTAACTTATACGGCATTGGACATATTAGTGTAATAGTTGCTTGATGAATATTAGATTTTTCTAAAGTCTCCGCTACAGATTCCTTAGTCCCGTAATACACAATATCTGGTTCGTCTGTGAAGGTGATTTTTACAGGTTCCTCTGTATCTAATAAACCATTTAATTCGTCTATTCGTTTCCTCAGTTCAAAAAGAGAGACTCCCTTAAGAGAGAAATCTACTTCTAATACTCTCTTGGGAGTCCTTTTATTCAAAAAATATGAACCTGGGCGATGAGGTACCGTTAACTCATTAATTTCGTCACTTAAAATTCCGCGACCTCTTATATCGTTAACCATAAAAAATCCTTTTTCATATTTTTGCTCGAAGTATTCTTCTAAATTAATTCCATTAAAAACTAGCAATCTACCGCCCTCCTTTAAATACATCTCTACGTTTTCTAACCGCTTCTTGCTCGCCAGTAATATCGTCAACGAATCTCGCAAACTCTTGCTTACCAAGTTGGACGTTAATATACGCTGGTTGCTTATCTCTAGACGTATGGTTATCGTATTGACTCGGCTTATACATGTTTGGCGTTGGTTTAGCTGATTGATACGCACCTAACCCGCTTACTCCTCTCGGTATTGTTACGCCTGTATCCACCGCTAACATTTCCGGCTTCATCCAATCAGACATTTGTTGCGTCGTACGTTGCACCGAACTTTTCATTCCGTCAACACCGTTAATCCAACCCTGCATCATGTTTACGCCGATCATGTCGCGCATCCAACGGGAAGGAGAGTGAATCGAAAATAGTCCGGTAAGCTTGTCCTTAATACCGTTACCTATCTCGGTTACCTTGTCCCAAACACGACTAGCCATCGAAGTTATTCCATTTAGCATACCTTCCATGATGTTCTTACCGATATCCATTAGGTTAATCCCTTTTAAGAACGAGATGATTTTATTCCATATATTTGATACCGTATTAGACATTGCGTCTAGGATACTTGAAGTCGCGGAACTAGCTGCATTCCAACCCGTAGAAATAATATTTCCAACCGCTGAAATTACTGATGAAATCACATTACGTATTCCCTCGAATATAGATTTGACTACATTCCATACCGCATTTAATATGCTAGAGAAAATCGATTGGACTAAATTCAACCCGTTACGTACGATTACACCTATTAAAGAAATCGCTCCATCAATAATACTTTTAATTAACGACATTACATTTGACGTAATCTCCTTAACCGCGTCCCATGCGCCACTCCAATCACCTTTCAATATCGACGTAAATAGTTTGATTATGTTCGTAATGATGCCAATAACAGATTTAATAACGCCCATTACCGCTGGGAATACGGCTTGCACGATCTGTAAAATGAATTGAATTGCTGGAATTAATACGCCTTTAATAATCTCGGCTGCACTTTGTAACAATGCTGAAATTATAGGAATTACAGCCTGAATAATTGCTTGAATTACCGGAAAGACTTCTTGCACCGCTTGTAAGATCAGCGGAACTACAGTCGTAGCAACTATCGTTATAATTTCACCGAACAATTTAATAATTTCTATGATTATAGGAATTGCCGTCTCAATAATCGATTGAATGATAGGAAATACCTCTTGTACAACCGTTAGTATGACCGGTATCATCTCTTGCGCTACAATTACAAGAATCTCACCGAAAGTCTTTATCAGCATTACCCATATACCAACCGATGCTTGGATAACGTTTAATATTGTCGGGAACACTTCTTGTGCTACTTGTGAAAGCATCGGCATTACTTCAGCCGCTAATTCTGCAAACATTTGAGATAACTCCTGAACTACTTGCGTAATTGCAGGCATGATTTCAATCGTGGTATCAGCGAATAGTTTCATTAGATCCGTAACCATAGGCATGATTAATTGAATGTTTTCTCCGAATAACTTAAATAAGTCCATTGCTACCGGCATTACTTGTTTTACAACGTCTCCAAAAAGACTCATAATAGTCGTACCTAACTCACCAAACGCTGCACCTAATTCTGCAAATGCCGGTTGTAGTGATGCGAAACTTTCCATGATGACTTGACCGGTCTTTTGAAACTCCGGTGCTAACGGCGCAAAAGCGTCGATAAAACCTTTCGCTAGTGAAGTAATTATCGGCATGATTACAGAAGCAACCGTGCTAAATACACTCTGAATTGATTCCCAAGCTGACATCAATGCTGCTTTTGCCTGATCATTCGTATTCACAAGTTTGAATATCGTAGCGCCTAATGAAGCGACAATAGCGATAACCCAACCAACCGGACCAGACACACCTAAAAACGATAATCCTAAACGTACGATTAACGGTGTTAGTGTAGCGATTGTGTTACCGATTGATGAGAATGATGCTTTTATAAAATCTACAACCGGTGAAATCGCTGCCCCCATACCTGAAAACTTAGCGGTTAATCCTTCAATAGCTGAACCGAAAGCCCCACTTATACTCTGACCGATACTGCTTAACGTAGCGGTTACAGAACTAAAAAAGGCACCTATCGCAACGCCCATCGCTGAAAATTTAGCGGGGATTGTTGCAAGATACGCACCAAATGAGTCAAATGCCGCTTTCATAGATTCCACGGCTGATATAGTTGTAGTTTTAATCGATTCCCAAGCGCTATTTACTGCGTTACGGAATGTTTCGTTGTGTTTGTATAGTTGGACGAGTGCCGTTCCTAGTATGGTTAAAATTGCAATAGTTGCACCAATAGGTCCCGTTAGAAATGTGAAGGCAGCTCGTAATCCCACCATTGCCGCACTCGCAAGTTTCGCGACCATTGTGCTTTTACCTAGCCAACCGACTAACGCACCAAACGCTGTTATTGTGGCTCCTATACTACTAATAAAAACTCCTAGTACCGCCATGAAGACTGTAAATACTGAAACGGCTGTAGCTACTGTAGCAATCACCGTTTTTATCGTCGGAGATAACCCATTAAATCCATCAGCTAATTTCTTAATAACGTCAGCAATAACCGAAATTGCGGGCGCTAATGCATCTGTAAATGCGCGAGCTGCTACGTCAATAGACGACTGCATCTTAACAATTGCACCTGCCCAACCTTCAAGCATTGAGTCCGCTGCTTTTTTCGAAGCACCATCCGATTTAATGAGAGATTGCGTTAATTTATCGATTTTCTCCGGACCTGCTGAAACGAGCGCCATCATACCAGAAACAGCTTCTGTACCGAATATCGTGGCTAACGCCGCGCCTTTTTGAGCGCTTGTCATTCCGTCCATACCTTTTTGTAGTTCACCGATAATTTGAGAGAGTGACTTCATATTCCCGCTACTGTCAGTCGTAGTAACTCCTAACTCTTTCAGCATATTCGCCGCTGCTTTCGGCGGTTTAACTAAACGGAGCATTGCCGATCTTAACGCTGTACCTGCCGTTTCACCCTTGATACCCGCGTTAGACATAATGCCGACGGATGCTGCAAGTTCTTCCATTCCAATACCCAACTGTGCTGCCGGACCTGCCGCGTACTTAAAGGCATATTGCATATCGTACACGCCTGCGGCGGTTGCATTTGCTGCTTGAGCAAGGACGTCCGCTACGTGCCCACTATCCTTCGCTTCCATACTAAATGCATTTAATGCGGAAGTTATCGTATCAGCTACCATACCAAGGTCCTCACCCGACGCTGCTGCCGCTGATAAAACACCAGGCAATGCGTCAGTTGCTTGCGCTGCTTCGAATCCTTTCGCCCCTAGTTCCGCATACGCCGCCGCTACTTGTCCAGTTGAATATACGGAGCTGGTCGCCATTTCTAATATATCTTTCTTAACTTGTCCATATGCACCGCCTGTAAGTACGGCCGCTTTTCTCGTTTGTTGCTCGAATTCCATCGAGTTTTTAATCATACTTCCGAAAGCTTTACCAGAAGCATAAGCAAGTGGTGCAAACGCCGTCGTCATATTTTGTCCAACTGATTGTATCCTACGTCCCATTTCCTGTGCTTGATTACTTACATTTTGAAACGTCCGTTGCCAACCTGACATATCAGGTGGTGGCGATGGTCTAGGTATTTGCGGTGGGGACGGAATATTAGGAGCTGGTATATTAATTGGCTGACTTACTGCTTGATGAAAATTACGCCAAAGCTGGGTTGCTTGTGTTAAGCTACTCCGTAACGACGATATATCAGCTAATAACTGCACTTCTACTCTGTTTTGACTAATAACTATTCACCGCTTTTTCCGTTTTGACTTCGTAACGCCCGTTCGATATCATCGAATAAAGACTCGTTTGCGTGAATCTTTTTCGTAAGTTGCTCACGCTCTTTTTCCTTCGCTTCTAACATTCGAGCGTTTTCAGGACGCTTATATATATCATCTAGACTCTTTACCTTCTCACTCTGAGCGTTTCGGTAAAATAGCGCTTGAACACTAGCAATCTCATAAGTATCAAGTAGACGCTCACGATAGCCGGTAAGCATAATGTGGTACTCCTTAATGCTTATCCGTTTAGATTCAAGCGTTGACATACCGAAATACCGAAAGCAATCTGCCTGTAAATCGTCGATGTTTATTCGTACAGACTCTCGAACGCTTTCTTCTCTTTCTCGCCCATGCTCGCTAGTAATTTGTTCACGGTCTTCTGGAAGAAAAAACTATTAAGAACAACTGCTTTATTGAACTTTAAGATGTCATCAAAAGATAACTCTTCAGATAATAATTGGCGTTCAATTTCTGCCTCAATATCTTTTTGCGTGATACCTTCACCTGTATGGATTAATCCGTAATAAATTACGTTAACGAAATCTTCAAGACCGCCTTGCATTGCTTTTTGTACAAATTCGAATGGGCCACCATTACTATCGATTAATTTGATTGCTTCAAAACCGTATTTAAGTTCATATTCTTTTCCTTTTACTTCAAAGCGTGTATATGATTTAGTCATTTATAAAAACCTCCATTAATAAGTTGATATTTTTTATAAAAGTAATAGGCGAAGGGGACTTCGCCTACTCATGAATTCTTTATGGTTGAACGACCGAACCGTCAGGTGCTCCAGGTGGAATTGTAGTAACTTTACCTACAGACAGACCACCGTTTAACTTAGCTTCAATAGAGTACTTAGAGAACTCTTCATTTTCATGAGAAAGTTCAACGCTACTTAACATAAATGTTCCACTTTTCGATTTGTACTCACCAGCTTTTGCGCTACGTAAAGAAACTTCGTGGATTTTAACCAGTTTCTTATTCGTAATTGCTTCCTCAATATAATCAAGTGCTTCATCACCTTCTGTACTTACGCCCTCGATAGATACAGACTGTGTTACATCCCCGTAATCACTACCGGATTTATCTTTTGTTTTTAATTCAATTTCACCAGCTTCAATAGAGCGGGAACCTGAAGTTTGGTTAAATAATCGAACTGTTTTAGAAGTGCTATCTGCTTGCGGGATATCGATTAAATATAACGTTTCTTTCCCTTTAAATTCTGGTGATGCTGCTTGTGCTGTTGTTGTTACTGTTGTTTCAGCCATCAGTATTCCTCCTTAATTTAAATCCTAATTGTGATAAAGCTAAGGTGTTTCGCCGTTACTTGAGTGACATCCGCTTGCGGAATAGGCTCACATGACGAAACTTCTGCATATAAAAAACCGATTAGTTTAGGTACCTTTGAACTTATGTTGTACAAGTCGATAGGCCGCCTTTCTAGTCGGTCGATGATTCTATCTTGTAATTCATTTCGGTTAGATACTGTATCGGAATACACACCGATTTGTATTAAATGATTTCGTGCGTAGTTATCTTTTGAATATCTGTCAATAGTTCCTGTTAATGACTCCACCGTAAGAAACGGTTTTTCTTTTCCAGTTAAAGAAACGCCATCATATATCCAAGTGGTCGGAGCGAATTCTTCTAGCGCTTTTTTTAGTGAATACATCACATCATTTACTGTAGTCATACTATAGACCTCTCGCTGTTCGTCGTATCGCTTTTTCTAAGTCAGTAACTAATGGTTGCTCTCCCTCAAACATCGTTTTACGCATAAAACCTTTTTTCGTTTTGTGAGTATATTCTTGAACAGCTGCATATTCAATATCTGAACCATACAACCATCCAGTTTTATCTCCATTTAAAGGTTTTACACTTGGCGGAATACTTCCCGCTAAATTACCGGATTCAACAGGAGCTCTGTTAGAAGCTGTGTTCGCTTGTAATCTCGCATGCTTTTCAACGGTATTCGCAACAGGCGTTTTATAACGATCAGAATTCATCATGCGGTAAATATCATCCATGCCTTTGATTCGTGCACTGACTTTCATTAAATCACCCTCTTTACGACTACTTCTCGACGGTTTATTCCGCCTAATCCTCGTTCATCAATCAGCATGATTACATATTTAATGCCGTTTCTCTCGAGGTAATTGACGTCATTTAAATTAATATCGAGACGGAAAGTAACAAGTGCTTCACCTTCTTTTACATCAGTTCCTAAAAACTTTGCTTTATCTTCTAACGTGAACTTTTTCCAAACGACTTGTACTGTTTCTTGAATATCTTCACCCGGAATTTCTTCACCTGTAATTGGATCAGTTTCCGTCATTCCTTTTCGCCAAATAACAATGGGTTCACGACGATTCTGTTCGATTAATTCACGATTGGCTCGAATTTGTTCAATGTCTTTTTCGGTTAACACTCGTTACTCCTCCTCACCGATAATGTAATTTAAACGAGATGAACACTGAGGATGCGGACTAATCAATTGAGTTAGCAAACTTTCAGGTATCTTTTTCGGATATCTACCCGGACCTAATCCGTAAGCGTCACGCCTAGCTAACTTGTAACACATATGCCGCGAGTGGTACCGATGTCGATGCCCGTTATCTACAATCTTGTAACCTGTAACGATATTACTCTCGTTTCCGTTGTAGATCGTGGCTGCTCGGTGCGTGTTATTACTCTCCGTAATTGCTACACGTTCGATTTTCCATTTCGAGTTATCATGTACTTCTCGTATTTTCTGAGAAATTGAACTAATGCTTTCACCTTTGAGTACAGCCGGCCGTATTACCGTCGTTAATTCTGCTCGCATGTCACCTGCTAGATTCCACACTCGATCAGACAAGACTAAACCGTCTTCTCCTCTCCGTTTTAACATATACCTCACAACTTGCTTATTTACGGAATTTAAATCCTTTATTTTCAATGGCGTTTCTGCGAGTTTAGAAGTTGTCCAATTCGACGTATCATTTATCATTTTTTCGAATGACACTCCTGCCTTCTTGCGAAACTCCTTTTCGTAATAGTCTAAATCCCGTAATAAGGCATTAAGTCTACCCCGTTTAATTACACCGTCTTTTTGGTAATCGTTAATTAAGTCCAGCAAAAAAAGACGGATTAGCATAATGGCGCCTACCGTCTCTTCTACTTGTTTTTCATTTTCTTTTTCGTATTGCTTCGATATCTTACCGAGTGCTTCGTCAAATTCACCTTGTAAATCGCTCACGAAACTACCTCCAATCTGCTCTCTTTGCAAATGTCTGACTAACGCCTTTGCCACGTCTGTATTTTCGATATTGTTTACGTGCGTCAGCCGCTAGTCTTTGGTAATTTGTGAAGATCATAGATTTATCTACAGCTTCTTCACCATCGGTATATTTAAAAAACCGAGCCGAATCTACTGCGATAGCTTCATAAGCAAACGTAAGCGCAAGATAAAATACCGCATTAGCGTTATCCTCTTCGGTAAAATCTGATTCAACTAAAGCTTCGGCTAGCCAAGCGTCAATGTCAGTCGACGTAACGCCTGGAACCTTTGATAATCGAGTCTGCAATCGTTCTGACACCGTCATTTGGCGTCACCTCCGTTATTCTGCTTTTTTAGTTGTCGACTTACCTCGTGGTTTAGGTCTTAGGTCTAAACGTTCAATAAATGGGGCCTTCTCGTCCAAAAATCCGATTTCACTTTCGTCTTCTGTTACATACTCACCTTGCGAATCAAATTGAATATGAAAATCCGGACGAATTAATTCATAGTTCGGTAATGTTTTATATTCCGCCATTTTATCGTCCTCCTTTCAATAAAAGGAGACGGTATTTAAACCGCCTCTAATTAAGATACTGTTTTAGAAATTCCGCTTAGTACAGCAATCGATTCTTTAGCATTCTTGATTTCGAAACCAAGTTCGCCGCGGATTACGCGAGAGAAGTAATCTCCACCTGGTAATGTTGCGTCTTGGTCATAAATTGGTGTTAAGTAGCGAGCCTTAATGTTATTCGTATCCAATAATAGCGCACGGTCTTTCGGCATATTTTGGTCAACAACTACGCTAGAAATCGCACCACCTGGTAAGTCAGACACGAACGATAAGATTTGGTAACCAGCGGCTGTATCCTGACGAGTCGTTTGAATAGTGTTACCGCCTAACTTAGTGATTTGTCGAGCTACATTCGGTGCGCATAAGATTGTATTTGCTGAACCACCTCTAACAAATACTTGTTCAACTGCATCATTTAACGATTTAGCATCGATTTCTTTACCTTTGAAGTCCTGAACGTGTGAACCTTGCTCACTAGCGAATGCAAATAAACCACCTGTAGAACGCGGTTGTTGTCCTGAACCAATATATTTACGTCCATAAATTAACGAGTTATTAGCTTCACGAATTAATTCTTGTAATCGTAAGTTGACTTGGTAATCTAGCTCGTCTTCTACGCCGTAAGTGTTTACTTGTTGTTGTGTACGAGATACAGAAGCGTATCTAGAGAAGATTTGTGAGAAGTTGAACGATACTAGACGATCATTGATTTCGTTTTTACGGAAAGTATCTTCACCTTCGGGGCGTGGTCGAGCAATAATTTTCAATTCACCTTTAGCTTCAATCGCTTCAGGCGTAGTTGAATCATACCCACGCTGTACTGTAATTTTATCTGCTAACTCATCCACTGCTACAATGCGTAACACTTCAAGACCGTTCTGCACTAATGCTTTCTCTGTAAATTTACGTGCTTCACCCGTACCTAACTCCAATTCTGTCACATCTGCCGCTGCGGCTGTCTTAACTATACCTGTATCGCTGTTTAAGTAATCGTTCTGCCATTCGAATTTAGTTTGCGTAAGTGCTTCGCCCGTACCAATAATACCGAATAAAACCGGTGCTTTCGTAAGGATTAAATCTACATTCGCCTGCATCTGACGAACCTGTTGTTGGAAATCATAAGTATTTGCTACTGCCATGTTTAATAGCCTCCTAATTGTTTTTTAATATAAAAAAGCCGTCGGTTTGGAACCAACGACTAATCTACTTCTTCGATTTTAATTCGAGTATTTTGTTATATAATTGCGTAACCTTACCAGCAAGCTTTGGATTTTTTAACGCTTCAGCCTTCGTTTCTGTTAATTCTTTTTCTAACGCTGATAATTCATTAGCTTTCGGATTGGTTACGGGATTAGAACCGCCTGACGCATCTACTCCGATTACTTGTTTGAACATCCACGGCTTACTTGCTTTTAAAGCCTCGACTGCTGACTCTACGCCCTGGATGTTTCCTTCTTCATCGACATTAATTTCCGACTTATCTAATAGCGCCAATACATCGTTTGGGTCGTTTGCATTCAAATATCGTGCAACACTTTTAATTTCGGTATTCAAGATTCGAGCGTTTGCCTTTTCTTGTGCTTTCTGCGCTAATTCGGAAGCTTCAATCGCTTTTTTAGCCGCTTCATCTTTTTCAGCTTGCAAACGTTCCACTTCAGTCATTTCTTGTTTCTTTCGTTCTTCTTCCGCTTGCTCAAACGCAATTAATTTCGCTTTAATATCATCATAGTCTTCGTATTTTTTGCGCTCACGTTCAAGTCGTTTAGCAACTACTTCATCGACCTGTTCTTGTGTAAGAGTTTTCGTATCTTCCTTTATATCCGTTACGACAACATCCTCTTTTACTACTTCACTCATGTTATTACCTCCAACCGTTTTAAGCCCGTCGGCTATGGTTTTATTCATCCGAAAGTTTAATGCCATTCCGTAAGGCCTATTTACATCACTCTTTATAAGGGTCCTGTGTTTGTCTTTTAAGTTGACGTTCTTGAATAATCTCCATAAACTTCTGTTCTGCATTTTCTTTACCACTTCGTGTAATAGCGCCTTTAATAGATTCAATTTCGTTGGATATTTCTTCTCCTAGCTGTTCTATTAGTGCTTTTTGATCTTGCGGTAAAGGTAATCCGAAAATAATCTCGCTAGAGTAATAGTCGTCTATCTTTGCGAGCATTTCCTTATCGTACTTAAAACGTGGGTGCTCTTGTCTCGCTTTCATATATCTAAGGATATATTCGTTTAGTGTCTGCAAACGCGATTGCCATATTACCCATGAACGTTGAGTCTTCGATATAATCGAGCTAAACATAAGTTGAACGGCCATATCGTTAATTCCTCCGGTGTTCATGTCGGCTGTATTTACGATTGGTACCTCCGCTTTTTCATGTAGTCGTTTTTGCAAACGGTCAAGATATGCTTCAATCGTTTCCTTAAACTTAAATCCGCTTTCTAACTTACTTGCACTCGGTACTCCGCTTTCTTTATCTCCATCGCCGAGATTCCATTTCGCACCTGGAGCGATTTGTAACGGATTCTTCGGATCCTCGTCTACATTAACAAGTAGATTAATAGCGAACATTTCAAAACGAATCGCGTCCGAGTAATCCGACATCTTACGGTCAATCTCTTCCGACAGTTCAATCGTTTTTTCTAATTCACTATAACCGGTAGTTCGACCGCTTAGTTTCTCGGTAGGAACGTGCACTACCGGAATAAAATCGAGACCCATTGATGAACGCTCAACCCTCGACTCCTGTACGTTTAAATCTCCGTCATGAACGGCCTCTTCAATTTCGCAATCATATTTTCCAGCTTCTTCGTGCCATACCAGGTAATATGAAAGTTTCCACAATCGAGTTTGTTCATCGTCAAGCCATGCAATGAAATGCACAGCATCTAACTGATCCTTATCCCATTCGTTGTGTACCGCAATGACTTCCGTAGATGGATGCCAAATGATTTTAAACTCTCCACGTCGGTTATCGAAATGAATACGTGCGTAAACACCCGTTCTAGAAATCGAACGGTCTTTTGCTGCGGCTAACAGCTTTTCGTGCATTCGATTATCGTCCCAAACCCACGTTAATAATCGCTCTTTTGCTTTTGCTCGACTATTCTCCGTCTGCTGTTCTTCACTAGGTGTATAGCCTGGTTGAATCATTAGTGCTGGGTCGTCTAAGACATCGGGTGGGACTGTTACTTTCGGTTCCTTCTCGAATTGCCAAGCCGCAATCGTATCGACTATCTTTCGTGGATAATTAAGTTCTAATTTCGTAGGCTCATAATCCAGTTGTGACGGCTTTGTATAATCAGACCAAACATTCAAGTCTCCGTCATATCGTCGATATAGCCTGATTTCATCAAGGATTCTTTGCCATTCGGTGTCTCCTAATGCTGTACGTATAGGGGCGACATACTCGATGGGATTCATTAGATTCCTATCAGGGGAAATTCGCATATGTTACCTCCTTTCTTTAATATCGATAGTTACCGGCGTTTCCTGCTTTTCTTTTACGTCCTTTGTCCGTAACTGAAACAGCCATCTCTAAACTATCAGGTAAGTCATCGTGCATATTCGTTCCATAGTATTGAAACTGCTCAAGTAATAACGAATGCCTTCTGTCAAATTGGATTTCTCCGTTTTCTATCCGCGGTAACAACGCCTCTAAACGTAACTCTTTTCGAGAACGTTGCTTAATTTTGAATAAACGAGTCATTGCCGGATAACCTTTTTCGATTAACCGTTTAGAAAGCATATCCGCAAAGAATTCCTGCGCTGCTTGCGCCTCAACCGCTATTGCATCCGGTCGAAAATGAAGAACTTTATCAACAATAACTTTCATAAACTTGTCGGGGTGTAATCGTTCGCCATACGAATCGATAACGTAAATTGTATCTGTCTCTTTATGCTTGGCCACGATTGAAATTGCGGAATAATCGCCTCGTTCTTTCCCCATCGCTAAGTCAACTCCGATGGAGACGAAGTATTCTCCGCTAAGGAAGTTACGGTTTATTTGTTTATCATTCCAGTAATTGAAATTATCAGGATTGAATACCATTACTTCCTCATCTATAGGATTGTTCTGTAGCTCAGTATTAAACGCTTTGCTACCGTTATCCCATTTGAACTTCATTAATTTAAATACCGGCTGTACTTCTTCCCAAAGTACCTCAGCGCCTTCTACCATTTCGTCATGATGTGCCGTAAAGAACAGTTCAGCGTCTCTTGCTCTCGATTTATTCTTTCGATCTTTATAAATACGTTCACATTCCGCCCATAAATCTTGTCGAGTAGGCGGAGTAATTAGTGCTCTGTATTTACGAGATTCAAAGTCGGAACGTCGCTCCATAATATCGATTAATAATGATTGCGGATGAACTGTCGTACCCATAAATACGATTGCTGTCCGCTTACCTTCCGGATCACCTAACGGAATAACTACCTGAGCGAACCAATCCTTTAATTCCTGGCGTAGTTGAGCCGTATTAGTATTACGCTTATCTTCCAAGTCATCACACACGATTAAATCCGGGCGCTTACCGTTCCAGTTTCGACCACGCAATGCTTGTCCAGTGGAAGCCGCTTGAACTAACGTTAGTAATTTCTTATCGTCTTTCCCTTTCGGTTCCCATGCGATAAACTCTGACGTATTATCCCTCGGATTCATTTGTTGCTTCGTATGTAACAACGATCCGAAGTCACGTCGTAGCTTATCGTTAGATTGTAGTTGTAGCTTAATCCACTCTAAGTTGGCGCTGGATACCGAAGGAGTTTCCGAAATTAATATGATGTAGGCTCTCTTCCGGTAACAAATTTCATGAATCGGAAAAGCCTTCGATAAATAAGACGATTTTGCATGCGAACGAGGTGCGGCAACTGCTACTCGTTTGTTTATTTCATCGTTAGATACTACGTTCATAATGTCGCATATTTCTTCGTGGAAATTCGGTGCGTATTCCGTGATGTTGTCTAAGTTAAAGCCTTGCGGAACTTGAAATTCTGGTATCCAGTTACCGGTGTTTTCTTTATTTCGATTTTCACCGAAGTAATTGTAAGCGAAGAAAAGTAAATCCGTTTCTCCTCGGTTTATATCTTGGAGACGGTTAAACTCGTTGATATACGTTTTAAGCTCGAATTTTTCATCGTCAGTAAGTTTGTGTCGGTTACGTACTCTAGGTACGATGTACTTTCGTAATTGATTTACTTTTTCTAAACGTTCTTTTCTATCGAACCATTCTCCATTGATCCATGCGATATTAACCGTCTCCTTTCGTAATTAGTAATTGACTATGGAAAATTTAACCGTTATACTGAAAGTAACAAAATGAGATTACGTTACATTAAATAACTGGAGGTAATACATATGTCCGGTGTAGTTCAACCTATCCGTTCCAAACGGGATATAGATAAAATGAAAAAAGCGCTAGCTGGAAAGCCGCGCGATCTATTACTTTTCATATTCGGGATAAACTCCGCGTTACGTATTTCCGATATATTGAAACTCAAAGTCGGAGATGTAAGTGGTAAGGAATCTATATCGCTAAAAGAAACAAAGACTCGCAAATCTAAACGATTCCATCTAAACGCATCCATAAAAAAAGCCGTCGTGGAATTAATCCCACCAACGGCTGACGATAACGATTGGTTGTTCCCTTCTCGTAAAGGTGATAAAGCAATCTCTCGTATCCAAGCGTATAGAATTTTAAATACTGCGGCTGATCGTGCCGGGCTTAATATCGAAATTGGTACGCACACATTACGAAAAACGTTTGCATTTCACGCGTATAAGAACGGTACTGATTTAGCATTACTTCAAACGATACTAAACCATTCAAGCCAACGAGAAACACTCGTATATCTCTGTATCGAACAGAAACAAATCGACGATGTTTATATCGAAATAAACTTGTAAGGACTGCGTCTTGACGACGTGGTCTTTTTCGTTTTACACTAACGTAAACTCAAACGTTATTTTGGGTACGCGGATTTCTCTCGTACCTGACGGGGCTTGTTCAAAAAACCATCCCCCGCCCCTTTTTCTATCCCGTATATTTTATGCACCTTCCCGAATATCTAATGTAACAGAATCATCTTTTGTTACATTCAATTCCGAATCAAAACGTTATTATATCAACGTTTGTACAATTATTATCGTTCATTTATTCGTTAGTTATTTTATACATGTGTAGTATCAACGTTTGTAGCGTCCACCACATCGATATACATTGCATAAGAACATGCATAAATAGTCCGAAAAGTTTCGAGGATGCATCCGTCTAGAGCGATCGACTGACCTACGGTAAACTTTTGTAAAGATTTATGTTATATCACCGCATAATATCCTGATGAGTTTCTTCCTATTATATATTCCTAATATAATCGATTACTTTACGTCTTCTTCAATCCTCGCTTCAAACGATGCAATCTCTTCGTCCAATTCCTCGTAGTTAATCTCGCCTGTCTTAGCCTTCGTTTCTACCTCTACCTTATCGGTAAGCATACCGTTAATCTGTAGCGCTAACTTCGCCATAGCCGCATTACCATCTCGAATAGCAATCTCGGATAGTGATGCGATTAAATTAGGTAACTGGTCTTGACTATTACGTACCATTTCCTTTTTTAACTCACGTTCGAATAACGTATCCTTACGCCAGTTATGAATCGATTGTCTAGATACACCGCATATCTCAGCGATCTCATCGTTTGTCTTACCGCCTTTATTCGGTAATGCTAACCATTTAATAGCGGTTAAATGTTCCGTGTTTAATCGTTTTAATGCCATGTATTACGTCCTCCTTTCCGTTTATATAATACATAATCCGTAAAAAATATATTTATTTTCTCTTCCCATAAACTCATGGACATATTAATATTAGGATATATAAAAAGAAGGGATTGACAAAAATGCAAAATAAAACTACCCCTACATTTAAACAAGAAACTTTCTGCTGTCCACATTGCGATATAGTTGCAGTTCAAGAATGGCGACAAGCTCAATACTGGGATTATAAAAAAAGCTCTTATTTACATGTAGGAAATTTAATCGTTTGCAAGTGTACTCATTGTCAAGAATACTCTTTCTGGTATAATGAGGAAATGGTTTACCCAACAAAATCTTTAGCCCCTAAACCACATCCAGATATGCCAGTAGAGATAATTGATGATTATAATGAGGCTGCAAATATACTAAAAGATTCACCTAGAGGTGCGGCAGCACTATTAAGGCTTTCATTACAAAAGCTATTGAAATCGTTAGGTGAATCGGGTACACATATTGATTCTGATATAAAATCTCTAGTTCAAAAAGGTTTGCCGGTCAAGGTACAACAAGCGCTTGATGTACTTAGAGTAATTGGAAATGAATCAGTTCACCCTGGAACGATAGATATGAAAGATAATCATGAAATTGCATTAAAACTATTCGCTTTAATAAACTTCATCATACAAAATCAAATCACGGAACCTAAAGAAATTAATGATCTTTTCACATCTCTACCGACTGGTAAGTTAGATGCCATTGCCAAAAGAGATGGCATAACTAACTAACTATTTCTTTTTATTACTTTAGCGGAGTATCTTTTATATAAGTACTTTATCGACTATATAAGATAGTAATTCTTTTCGATAGAAAAGGATTACCGGTAAGTATGAACGTTAGTGAATACTTACCGAATAGTACTTATACTCTCTTAATCTTTTGTTTGTTATTATTAAGTTCGTTATTATTACGTTTGTTATTATTACCGTCACTCTACAGTGATTTACCTACGTCACTCCTCGGTGATTGACCTAAATCACTGTAGAGTGATTAACGATATAACTCGTCTAAATTCCGTCTGATTTCCTCGTCAGTCAACGACGAATAGTACAACGGAAAATATAGCTTATCTCTTTTGTTAGTCGCATAGTCGTACACTGTCTTAATTAACCCAACGGCTATCAATACGTTTGATAACTTCGCAATTCTATTACGACCTATCCCAGTTTCTTCAGCTATTTTATCGACCGAAGGGAACGCACTCATATAACAATCGTTGTCCTTCTTGCCGTTAACATACGCCAGTAGGTACGAATATAACTGCGCAATAGATACGTTTGCCTTATCGTACTCTCTAGCGATTGGAATAATCCGACGCCAAAGGTCGTGTGGAATCGGTGCATTACCCGTTAATCTATTCCCTGGCGTCATTGCGTATTCTTTTCGTTGGATAGCTTCGTTAGCTAAATACTCAAATTTATTCGGCATATATATCGTCCTCCGCATATAAGTTATTCAGCATAAAGTAAACGTAAAATTAAATTACTTAGGCTTATTCGATTGCCACTCCGTCAATAAACTATCTAACTCCTCTGTACGGTAATACTGCCAAAACTTACGTAGCGTATTTTCGTTAAGTCCCGCACAGGTATACCGTTGGCCTCGTTCCTTTAGGAAGACGTGTAATACTGGTGAATAGCAATAGAAAAATTCGTTTTGTGTACTCATGATTAAATCACGTCCTTTTCTTCGAACTGTGTTAGTAATTCTTCGATTTCACTGACGGCTTGATCTGATGTTAATTTCTCATTGATATAATCCATTACGATATTTATCGCTACATCAGACGTCCCTATCTCCAATGCTTCAAAGATAAAATCGTCTTTTACTAACTCGATAGCTATGAATGAGTCACCGCCAAATAAATCTGTTAACTTCTCCGAAAGTTTGCTACATGATTTATCCATTAGTAATAGCATCTTAGTTAAATGTCGTTCTCGCTCTGTAAACTTCATTAAATTAAAACCTCCGTTAAATTAAAGTAAAATATAAAAAAGCGAACCCGTAGGCTCGCTTAATTAAAATATTCGTATGTATTTACGACGCGACTTGTAAGTCCTTCGGTTAGTGTATCTTCAAATTCGTAGTTGTAATCGTCTCCTCTTCGATTAAAATACGTAAAGTGGAAGGCTTAACGTTTTCCTATTACGTATACATAACTAAAGAAGTAAAACTTAGTACATATGTGGTAAAATTAATTAATATAGTAGCTTTAATAAACTATTTTCTTTAATTTTATATTAATTACGAAGAGGGAGATATTTTGATGGGTGTAAAAAAAGAGTTATTAATGGATACAACAACTATTGAACATTTAGCATGTTTAGAAATAAATACCTTAATACTTCAGCCTCCGTTCCATTTACATAGTAACGTGCAATGGAATGATAAAGGAATTTCTCTTGATGGTGACATTGAAGTCTATAATGACTATCAGAAAAAGAAGGCAAATTTTATTGGTAAAGTTCCGATACAAATTAAAGGAACTACTACGTTTAAAAGAGTTCATAAGAAAGGAAAAATAAAACATAGCGTAGACAAGAAGGACTTGGAAGTCTATTACAATAACAATTGTGGTGTATTATACTTTGTAGTAACAATAAACCCAACAACGTATCAAAGGCAAGCTTATTATCGAATTTTGGCCCCTTTAGATCTAAAAAGTCTCTTATCTACACTTGATAAAAGCAAAAAAGAATCTATCACCATCCCTTTTAAAAGGATGGAAACCGATAATTTAGAGTCCGTCTGTAAAACACTTATCAATGTAGTTGAAAGGCAACCAAAACATTATATAGAGGCACTAACAGAACCAGAATTTACACATTATAAGATAAGTTTTGTTGACATAAAAAAAGAGACTTTTGATTTTTTCGAAGAGCCTGCTTATATTTATGGGGTACTCGAAGACATTGAAATGCCTCTTGAAATAGCACACATAACAGAAATAAGCAAGTTTGATAATGAAACTATTTGCTTAAACGATGAGAAAATACATATAAATTACCATGCTGTTGAGACTGTAGAAAAACGTATAGTCGTTATAGAAGAAACTTTAACTTTTGAATTAGATAAAACGAAAAATACTTGTGCAGTTCATCTAGGGAAATTAAAAACACTAGCATCATATGTAAAATGTTTACAATTAATAGATTATCTATTGAAACATAATCAACTTCCTTTTCAATCTATACAGCTAAATGCAAAACTAAATCACAAGGAAAACTTCCAGAAAATCGAAAATGATATTAAATTATACATAGAGCTAATAGACATTTGTAATCAAATTGGGATAAACGAAAATTATGTATTTAATGATGAAGAAGATTTATCGTTTTTATTTAATGCTATATTTGATATTTTTAAAAATAGAAATTATGATTCGCTAAACCTTCCAGAACATGAAAAACTACAAAATTTCAAAATTTATAACATTGAAATTTCTAAATACGTGAAATTAAAATTAATATATATAGATGACAATTTGATTAATTTCTATAGTGAAGAAGTGTTAACAAAAATAGGCGGTTTACTACCTAAAGATGGTATAGATAACAAATTCGAAAAAGATACTTGGGTACCTGAAAATTGGAATGAATATTATCAAAAAATAAGCGTTTACCTCTCTCAAGATATTGAAGAAATGGTTGAGGATACTAACTTTGATTTCGATATCTTAAAAGCATCATTTTCTGATAAACATCATGATATAGAGGCTGGAAATGGTCTGATAATTAATATTTCTTTAAATTTCATGAACTATTATGATAAATATAATGATAAAAAATATTTAGATCTTGCTCTTAATTTGAATCAACGATACTTAGTAAAATTCCCTGAATTTGATATCGCAAAGGTAAATATATATCTTATTAAACTTAAGCAATGTGGAGTACTATCATCAGAAGAACAAGATGACATTTTAAATATACAAGAGAGGGCCGAGAATAACAAAGACCAAAAATTGCGTTTCGCGTGTGAGGTCTTATTACAAAATAAGTTAAAAGCCAATAGATTATTTGATTCTCTTAGAGATGAAGAAAAAGAAACAATTCAGGATTACCCAATCTACAATTTCTATGAAAATATGGATTAGCTACCAAAAATGAGGCCGCCATCTCTGGCGGCTTTAATCGTTTTGTCTTCATTCGCAGAATTATACGGTCGGTATTTCTCACGTAACGCTACTAACTCCTTACGTTTCAAGAAACAAACTAACCTTGTCCAACCTTTTCACAGGCGTTATCTTCACCTACTTAATTAACTGACTCATACGCGCACGTGTGATGTCTAATATCTCGATGGCTTCAGGGGAGCCGTAAGAACTTCATTATGTATGAAGTCCTCAACTTCCTCGCGTGATTTTAAATCGTACCACAATTGCGTTTACCTTCCACTAAATCCTTATAAGCGTTCATTTAGCCTTTTCAAACGTTCATTTATTTCCTCGAGAGCGGGCGTATTAATATGTTTTCCATCACCATGAACTATTAAATTTCTCCATTTTATAATCTCTATGATTTCCTGAAAGTCTATATCTGCAATTTTTTCTTGTTTCAATAGTTCATTAGACATTCCTATAAAATTCGAATGCTTTTTCAAACCCAATTCTGGGTCTAACAATCTATATTTACTCTGAATAATAGAATCTAATTCTATAAAATTAAGTAAAAAGTGACCAATTATTCCACCTAGTTCCACTGCTACATTGTCAACAACTAGATCTTTATCTGATTCAGATAAAACTATTTTATTTAAACTATCTAAAGCTTTCTGTAAGTTTTCTTTCACTTCACCAATTAATTTGGCAATTTGATTATACTCACTTCGAGTGATACCCCTATTATGTGCAATTTTATTTCTTAATTTATATATTTTTTTCCAACGTACAGTTAAGTACTCTTCATCACCTTCCACAAATTCCGAAAAATATTTTTCCCAGTTTGATTTTGGAACAAATACTTTTAATTCGTCTAGTGTTAATTCTTTTAATTCTGTCACATCTCTTAATTTTTCTAATAATTTATTTGGTGATTCGGATGAATACTTTTTAAACAAAAAGTTCGCTAGTTGAATAAAATCTGTTTTATACAGATAATCAGGCGTCTCTTCCTTAGATTCCTTGACTGAATCTTTTACTTCTTCTGGAATATTCTCTTTAGCCCATCCTAATCCGACAGTTGTTAACATAAATTTTGTGATGAGCTTTCTCATCAAGTTCTCTATCTCATATACTAAAGGGTACGCCTTAGTAGAATAATAATAACTAAAGTCATCCCAAAGGACCTGCGGATGCTTATCAACTTTATGAAGCATTTCTCTTACAGCTCTTAATAGTTGTTCGTATTCTTCAATTTGCGATAAATCTTCAAACTTTAATTCTACATTGAAAAATCGTTGATTCCCCTTATGTGATTGGTTTGTATGTACTTTATATTCAGCCTCTACTTCTTTATACTTTAATTTTCCGCCTTCTATTTTAATATCTGAGTTCGCCCTAAGTAAATTATTAAAAGCAGCTTTATTTGAACAAAATGCAGTTGTTGTATCTATTATAATTAAATATTCTACCTTTAATGGTGTATCTATCATATTTGTTTATTCCTCCAAATGCCTTCTAATGAAATGCTTCTTGAAACCTAGTCTATTAAAGCTCATTTTCTCTTATTAAATTATATAGTGAAATTTACCGCAACACCACTATAAAAAGCACCGAATAGTTGTTCTTTATAGAACTAGTTCCCTCCCACCTTTATTTTCTCGATTTATTTCTCGAATAGAACACATCTGAACCGCCTACTCTCGTGTAAACTCCCGCTACTTTCTTCGTCTTTCCTCCTTTTCTACACTATATACTTATAGCCTCACCTGTGTAGAACATATCCCTCTGCTATACGACAAGTCAGGATAGGAATTAGTAGTTACTCGATATAAATGCTAAAATACCATTATTAAACTATATTCGGGGGATGCATATATGGGAGAAAAGTACTCACTAAATGAGCAAACGCTTCAATTCATTCAAAAATTCGAAAGAACGGTAGCACCTGATAAAACATATATAACGCAAGAATTGGTTAATATATTTAATGATTCCACTTTCAATAAGGAACAATTCAATACGTACATAGAACCAAAAGGTAAGGCTATATGGTGGGCGTTAAAACGTAGCGGAAATTGGGAACAGGTTAAAAGAGGATTATATAAGAAAAAATAAGGCCACCTTAGTCGATGGCCTTATTTTTATTCCTTCGCTGTATTGGCTGGTACTTCTCCTATAGTGCTAATCTTAATTTAATACCCTTAAGTAATCAGGAAATTTATTGAGTGAAATAATAGCTGTCCTTATAACCGAATCAGGGAATTTTTCATATTTAATATGAGATTTACCAACGATCTCGTTCTTTTGTAAATCTGGAATTATCGACCATATATGATGTCTTATCTCTTTCAAAACATCAGGCATTTTTACATTCTCCGACTCACTTTCTCTATCTGTTAAACTTCTAATATCCATAAAAGAGGGGTAATAAAAATAAGCTACTAAAATTAAAAAGGAAGCATGGATAAAACACGGAATTTTATTTTCCTTACTAAATACAGAATCGAAATAATTCTGCCAATTTTCTAGTAAAAATTGAGAAAAACTGATAAATGTCCTTGGGTTATGTAAATTTATATGTTCCTTCAATAGACCAACTACCATATAATATGAATCTATTGTATAATCCGAATTCATTGCAACAAGTTGCCAATTACCCTCCAGTGAATTATCGAGATCACTCACTTCAATTGGATAATCTATGGCGAAATATTTCTCTTCTCCATAAAAATAGGCCTTCAAAACTTTAGATAAAACTCTATGGGATTCATTATTTTCCATATCAAGAAACTTTATAATGAAATTATCTGTTAATGTCATAAGTTGATGCTTTGTGTTAATAAAGTACTTTCTTTGAAAAATTTTATGCAAGTAGTAATCTGGTTTACTAACGCCTTGTTTTTTTAAAGCATCGAATACAACTTCTTCATCCATAGCGACTACAAAGAATAAACCAGGTAAATCGAGAGTAGATTTAATCATTTGAAATACTGTAATAACCTCTTCAGGGAAAAGTCTATCTATTTCATCAATCATAACTACGATTTTTTGACCATCTGGTCTAATTGTCTGATTTAAAATGTCATTTAATTCTTTTTTTCTTAGTGACAAAGGTTTATCCTCAAAAATAGTATCACTAAATGCTTGAGTTGTCTCACCAACAACGACACTAGTACCGGTAGCTACAGTAGGAGGCATTCCGGCTTTATATGCTCCCACAAAAGCTATAGCTTTTGCTGCCGGCGCTAATAATTTTTGAGCATATTTAGAAAATTTTTCTTTTGCTCGATGAAGTTCACCTTCACCCATTGCATAGTAGATTTCTTCAAATAAATTCTTAATTAATTCTTCCCTATCAGTAATCATCCAAGGATTAAAACGCACAACCTTACATTTTCCTTTGTTCAAATTATTCTCTATAAAATTTAACATAGTAGATTTACCAGATCCCCACGATCCATTAATAGATAATGAGTATGGTAAGTTTGCCGAAAAATTATCAATAAATGTAGCTATATCTTTCGATTTCTCTTTAAACCCTAATTTATCATCATTTACATTTTCTAAAGGTAAATATTGCAGTTCATCCATCAAATTCTCCCATCTCCAAACTGATATTCCTCTTCTAAACATATATTATCATAACACATTAATTAAATTTAATATAACAAAAGACCACCATATAGGTAGTCTTCATCAGTTCTTATTTTATACATTCAACATACTTTACTTTTTGCGTATCGATACACATATTACCTTTCGTATCGTGAGCGTTTAATACAAAATATCTACCAGAAAAGAACGTCTAACTCCACTCCGCAAAACTATCTCCCCCATAATATGTGAGTGTTATCTTCAAAAACTACTTTTATTTGCATGCAATCGACTCCTTTTCGTTATATACTCTAACCTCTTCCACTCGCGTAAACTCCCTATACATCTTCCGTCTCTCCTCTTTCCTAGACTTCGCTTCCCTATCGATTCGCCACGTCTCTTTTCTCGTACGTTTCCTGCGAAACGGAGGCTTGTAATTTCTCCGATCTACTCCGTATTCTTCCGCTACTTTCATCGATACCTCTCTGCTATGTCTCCTCGACAACTGGTAATCGCTCATTATCGGATATTCTTCACGAGTCATTTTATCCGGGTGTGTATTCGAAAGCTCTTCGTAAAGCAACAAATCTGCTAAACGTTCGAGTTGTTTCAGCTCAGGTCGCTCTCCGATGGACGCCACATAAGCGTCTGTGAGCGATTTAATTTCTTTCGCACGTACATCTCTATTACTAATCGCCTCAGAATCGCCCTCTCGGAGACTAGTAATTAACGTATTTACGTACGTTTCGAACTGCGTTTTGTAATCTCCGTTTGTTTGGAATGTATATTTCGTCTGCTCCATTAAGCAACCGCCTTCCTCTCTGTACTTACCATCGTCAATTTATAACCTTCGTCTTCCCAACCCCATCGTTCAAACACCGCCGCTATCTTTTGCGCTAACAATCGCTTATATAAATTAACCGTAGGTGCCGTGATCCCCATCTCGACCGCAACTTGCGTTTGTTTCATATCCTCGAAGTATACTAACTGCAAGACTTGACGCTGCCTATCCGTCAAGTTCGCTTTTGAGATTGCCGTCTCTAAATCGATTAGTATATCGCAGGCTGCATAATCACCGTTAAATCTACGTTCATACATATACGGTAAATGCCGTAGTAATAAATCAATTGACTTCGGATTGTCCAATGCGTATTCCTGCTCTATTCGACGGTGTGCCGTTTCATTATCGTATTTGCTTACGCCCATTTACTCACGCTCCTTTTTCCGTTACCTCTACATAACGACTGCCTATCTCGTTATGCGGTAAGTATTTTAATAAGCGAGTGCCAATCGCTTCAATTACGTTTACAGTTACGGCGTTGCCCGCCATTTTATAAAGTTGAGAGTTCGATATGCCAGCGCCAACTAACTTATCAAACTCGGAATCTAGAAAGCCTTGTAGTCGGAAACATTCCTTCGGTGTGAGTTTACGGATTCTATATGACGGTGTGAGTGTCGCTTGGTTACACGATGTTTCCAACGTTTGAGCAACACCTTTGCCGACGCGACCGCGTCGGGTCTTACTATTTGGAAATTGAACGTTGATTGAATCGCCCACTTCCGCGATTGCATAACCTTGTTTCGTTGCCTCACGGATTGCCACTCCATGTCGATCTTGTGCCGTTAATGTAAACGATGGCTCGTCATTCTCTTTAAATCTACGTCCATTTTGTCGTTTTTCGATACAATCAGGTGTTAATACGGGTCGGACTTCTTGAACAGCTATTTGTTTCGGCTGTTTGTAGTCCGTAGCGGTTAAGCAAGAGCATAATCCTTCTGAATCGTATATATGCCCTTTTTGCCCACCGCTTCCGCTATGTCCTAAGACTGCTATCTTCGGTTCTCTATGTCCACCACCCATTGTTGTTAAAGTTGGCGAAACGCCCTCCGCGCTGTAAACGCGCTTGATTGCGTCATGACCTTTTATATCAACGTGACCGACCATTTGTGGTTCGGTGTCGGCTCGTTTTTCGACTTTCGTTTCTTCTAACTGTGCAATCAACCTCGCTGTCTTCTCTTCGCTAAGATAATAACGCTCGTCCACTTCGTCCTCTAAGATATCCCGTAATCTAGTCGTTACTGTATCTTGTGCAGGCCAATCGAAGTTAAACGTCTTGACACCTTCCAGTGTAGAAATACGTCGCTTACCCTTTGTAACTACGTTATTCCCTTCGATTTTCCAAGGTTCTGTTTCTCCGTTTAAGATACCGACTATGAAAATTCGTTCTCGATTCTGCGGTACTCCAAAGTATTTCGAATTCAGTACATTGAAGTCAACCGTATATCCAATATCATTCAGCGTTTTAATAATCGTATCTAGCGTCTTTCCTTTATCGTGTGAAATAAGTCCTTTTACGTTTTCCAAGAGTAATAGTTTCGGTTGCTTTTCCTTTGCAATACGTGCAACTTCGAAGAATAACGTTCCTCGTGTGTCATCAAATCCTAATCGCTTACCTGCTACCGAGAATGCCTGACAAGGAAACCCACCGACTAAAACGTCATGCTCCGGGACATCTCCCGCAGCGACCTTCGTCACGTCACCGACTGTTTTATGTCCGTAAAGCACTTCGTAAGCTTGATTTGCGAATTTATCAATCTCGGAGGACATAACACATTTCCCTCCGAGTTTATTTATAACTTGTTCGAATCCACCCACGCCAGAGAATAATGATACGAATTTAAATGTGTTATTCGTCATAGAATCGCTCCTTATATTCGATTTATTAAAGTCCTAGTTCCTCAGCAAACTCGCCCATATCAAATCCGACTAATTCCTTACCGCTAGGAAATACGGTTACAGGTGCGCTCATATACCCTTTGTCCGCCATCCAGGCTGCATGCAATGGGTCTTCGTCGATATTGCGAGTTTCATAAGTTACTCCTGCGGCATTTAACGCCCACTTTACCTAATCACAGTTCGGGCATGCGTTCTTTGTGTAAATGATTACGTTAGTTTCTGACATCTTGATTCCTCCGTTTCTTTTTTAAATTCGTTTTTATCGTTTCACCCTTTACACCTAAAACTAACTAAATATTCAAATATATTTTTATAAAGTTAATATTAAACATTTATAGAAGGTTTCTTCCAAAAGAAAAGGAATTCATATTATGTAGTGATATATTCACATCAAAAAACGACTTAGGAGATGAGAAAATGCTTAAGAAAATCGTTGTTGGTACTTTAGCTTTAGGATTAGTTACTGGAATTGGCGGTGAATACGCATCTGCTGCAACACTTAATTTACCTACTCAACCCATAAACAATGCACTACACAATTTAAAGGCTGATCCAGGAACTTTAATAGATGATAGATATTCATTTAAAAGATCCGGTAAAGTATATTTCGACTATCTTGGTAGTGAAGAAGGGATGATTAGAATTTACATCAAAAACTATGGAGTGTCCCCTGTCACATTTAAACTAGTTAATCCAAAAGGAAGTAACCTGATGAGTGGTTATGAACTAGATCCAGGCGAATCTATCATTCAAGAAATGTATCTGCCAGACCCTACTTCTAAAAAAGATAGAACGTACTACTTCTATTTTAAAAATGAAGATGGAACTAAAATAGATGTACACGCTAAAGTAGGTGCAATTTAACACAAAACAGTCAAAGATAGGGGAAAGATTTACACAGATGCAAACACATCTCTCCTTATCTTTTTCTCATTCCATCACATTCTTTATATATTGAAAGGCATCCCTCATAATCTCCCTATTACTAACCGACTGCACACCTAACTCACGCATAATCACATCGAATTGATTGTACATCTCGCCGATACTCCCAACGTTATTAATCTCGTAATCTACTTCAAAAGCATCGATATGACTTTCCGTTTCATGTGACAAATCTTCTTCCGTAAATACATCGCCCACGTTGTACGCCCTACCAATACGTAAGTCATCCGATGCGCTTACTCGAATAAATACAAAACCTTCGTCTCGTAAACGCTGATACTCATTCGGTTGTCTTACTCCGTTTATTAACACTTTCGGCTTGTGGTTGGTTTTATTCAACGCATCTTCGAAACAATATTCGTGTACCTTTCCCATCGTCATCTTCACCCAAATATCCGGATCAATCTCACGTAACCACTGACCGAACTTTTGATAATAAGCACGTGGTTTCGGGTCGCGTGGAATATTCGGAAACAGTCGATGGAACTCGTCCTTTAATACCGCTGAGAAGTCGAACTCTTTAAAGCCGTATAACATCCAGGCGTAATGGGATAACTCCGTCTTTCCACTTCGGGCCTTGCCCGTAATAGCGATTTTCTTAGCGTTACATAACAAATCATTCACGCCCCTTCGTAATAGATTCAACGATTGCTTTTGCAGATTCTACGTCTAGAACGTTAATATTAATCGTAATGTTTTGCGGTAGTTTTGCCTCTTCTAACGCTGATACTTTTTCGTCTAGAAATACGATATCTTCACGTACCAACTCTAGCTGCTCATCTAAGGCATTTACACCGCCGATTGCTTTTGATGCATCACTACGTGCGGATTCAGCCATTTGTGAGAACGTTAGGATATTACGGTGGTTTTCTTCTGTACGTTCTTCAAGGCGTGTTTGTTTCGTTTTAATCTCGTCGAGCACATCATTTATACTAGGTCTAGTAATCAACTCTTCACTTTCAAATTTAGTTACGTCTGCCATATTAACGCCCTCCTTTATTTGATTAGGTATAAAACGCTTAACAGTAACGACGGTGAGAAAAGTATTATAGTTGTAATGCGCACTGACAAATCGTATTTTTTATTCGTTATTACCGCGACTACAAATATTAATGAAATTACGATTACTATCCACGCTAATACTGTCACTTATTTCCCTCCTTCGAAAAATTCGTCTATCCACGGTTCAACCTTAACGACTTCTTTTCGTAGATGTTCCGCTAGCTCTGCGATTTCAGCTTGTGCGCCATTTCCTTTTCGACGTTTAGTATAGAAATCTAGTAAGCTACGTAAATTCACCGTCATTACTAGATTTGTTGTTGCTGCGTTAGGTAATACTGATCGAGCATCTTCAGCAGGGATTCCCATACGTCGCAATGAATCGTAAGAGTATTGAAACTCTCTCATGATATCTTTGAAGTGGCTCACGTGGTCTTCACCTTTGGCTTTAATACTTTCAGGGATTGCATAATCAAATCCACCTGATTTATCGTCACTACCAAAACGTACATATCTCTGCGACTGTACCGAAAAGCTGAATCCAACTCGATGTCGGGTGAGTTGTGCTAACAATGCACGGCTCACCCCTTCGATAGCAAACGTAAATGTAATATGCTCTAAAGTGCTTGTATGTTTACTTGCTATGATATGACGCATTAAGCGATCAGCTTCCGTACCTTTCCCTCCGTCCGTTGCTTTGTTTCCGAAGTATCGACTGCCTTCTTTAGCGACTATTTCTGACGGTTTGTTTGCGGAGTAACACGTGCGGACTGCGGATAATCCAACGGCTTGTCCATCTGTACACTTCATTAGTAATCTAGCTTGTTCTGCATCATGTAAAATCGCTTTAAAACACTCTGATAACTGTGTATGCGCTAATAAGTTAACATTCACCTTCGATTACCTCCTAATATTCAATAAATATTTCTCAAAAGCTATCAAACTATATTTACTTGTCCTCCAATAAATTGAATAATAATTATAATCATAAATTTCAAAAACCAGGAGTGATTTTATGACTATTTGTATCAGATGTAAAAAAGATTCGAATCATCGTCCAAGTATATTTGTGTGCTTTGTTTGCCAAAATTACTTAAAACTTATCCTTATTTACAACCCCTGATTACCAAAAAAGAACTTAAGGCACTACAGGAGAACGTAAACCAGTTTCATAAAGATAAACGGCAACGCGACCTCTTTTAGAAAAATAGAGTCAATTTTTGTAGAGGTTTATTTGCTAGGGAACCTTAGTTGCTCCCTAGCATTTTTTCTTCTGTTACCCTCCCTTTATCAATTAAATACGCTAGTCCTATCGCTGCTGCGTCACTTTCATCACTCGTCTTAAATTCGCCCCACTCAACGTACTGCCTCACGCCAGCCTCGACCTCTTCTTTTTCCGCTCGTCCTTTACCGAGTAGTTTTTTCTTAACGGAAGCCTGTCCGATACTATCATCGACTTTTAAACCGAAACTATTCAGCGCTCTATCTACTGCATTCCAAGCGCTGAATACTGTATAATTCGTGTACGCTATCTTACTCGAAAATCCCTCTCGCACTATTACATCGAAGGGAGCGTACTTTCGTATAAAAAGTAGCGCCCATGCTTCAATGATCTGAGTACGGAGTGCTATCGGCTCAGTGCTTTTTGTTTTAACATGTGATACGTCGATTAGTTTAGACTTACCGTCGATAACATCGATTACCGCAATACCAGGACAACCGAGTGATGTGTCGATTGCGAGGGTGCGGAAAGCTTTTTTACTTCGAGCCATCGCTACAAGACCTCACTTTATCAATAAACTCCAATGCCCCAAAATACGGAGCTTTCTTCGTATCTGACAAACTCGAACGCTTCACTTGGTTCACTTGCGTCTTAAGTTCCTCGTATTCTTCGTCACTTAACGATTGAGCACACGCCGACTTGTAGTTGTTAAATGTCCAATGTTCGATATCTAGTTTCGGAGGTTGCTTCGTATTAACAGCCGCTACGATACTAGCAAACTTGTCCAATACCTCATTTCGCATCTCGTCCGTTACCGCAACACCAAACGCTCTGAAATCGGGATACTTTGCGTAATCTTCTTCACTCATATTCCACGCTTTCTTCGATGCGTTCAGATAAAGTACGATGTAATAATCTAAGTCGTACATTAACGAGTAGCATGTAACTTGTTTGACGTGATCGGCGCCAGGTTCGCGCAGTGAATATCCAGAAGTTTTACTGTAGGTAGTCTGTTTCGATTTTATTTCGAGTCCGACGCGAGTAATTACGCCATGCTCATCGGTGTATTCTAAAATACCGTCACACGTACCGATTAAAGCGAATTGTTGGTCATTATGCTCGATTACCTTACGAGTTTTAACGAAATCCTCAAACGATGGATAACCGTCTTTCGTACGTTCAATTCTGAAACGTGGTTTTTCACCGGTGAACTTTTCGTAATGTCGTTCCGCCAGTAAAATATCACGTTGGATTGCATCACCGATGTTAGTACCGATGAATTGCCAACGTCTTTGCCACGGCTTCACTTCAGCTTGATCACGTGGGCTTCGTAATGCCTTTTCGTAAAGCTCCCTCGGACATGAGTTAGCTGAAGAAGGAGAGAAATATGGTAGACTTCTATAATCTAAGTATTCGCCTTTGCTTAATACTTTCGCATAGCTTTCGTGGAGCCAGACGTCTAAAGGCGTATCGTAAGGCTCCGAATAGGAATGCCACGTTTCGAGAAACTGGCGAAATTCCTCTGCGATTTCATAAGCGAATGTTTCTTGTGTGTTCTGACGTAATAATTGTGCTGCGTTTCTACTCAAATTACCTACTCCCCTCAAATATTGATTTCTTAATTAACCACCGTATTAAATCCAACTTTTTCCTTGTATAAAAAATAATCTGTAATGAATTCTAATAGTAGAAAGGCGGTGATTTCATGAATATTATTAACACTAGACCAAGTGATGACGGCTCTTATACAAAACCAAAAGGCCCAATCGATCCGATAGGTCCAATCGCACAAGAAGTTGCACGCGAGTTCGGTGTACATTTGGGGGCAGAAACAACATCTCGTGCAAACGGTTCTGTTGGCGGAGAAATTACAAAACGCTTGGTAGCAATCGGTCTTCAAAAGATATCTGGTACTTCTGAACCTCAACCTATTCCATGGAAAGTTTTACACTAATACGTTTCTTACATAAAGCTACTTATCCCGAGCCTTAACTTATACATAACGGGATTCTAAGTAGCTTTATTTATTTAATCCTAATTTATTAAAACGTTTGCCGGCCCTGCTACGCGTATGCCTCCGACTTCTATCTTTTCGTAAGGCTCAACTTTGACGGTGATTACGCCCTGTCGTCGCTCTAATTCTTCGCTTAGTTCTTTCGTTGAAACTTCGGATAGGTTAATCATTCGGTTCCTCCTTAGGTTTACAATTTTCGAAATCCCACTCATCAGCCGAATACTCGCTCATCCATTCCGGCTCAATTACCGTGTCACATTCTAACGGAGTTTCCAAAATGACTGTATTCGTCATAATGTCGTCATATAGCGCAATGGCTTCAGGTGTTAATTGATCGTTTGGGATCGAATGCTTCATTTCATCGTGTAACGTTAGGTTGAACTCCCAACCTTTCGCAAGAGTACATTCGTAATAACTACGAATCATACAAAGCTGTAATACGTTAGCGCCCGAACCTTGAATCGTATGGTTAAACGCTTGTCGTTCGGCTTTACCTGTAGCTTTGATTAACTCCCAAAACTCCGAACGTTCTTCCCATTTCAACTTACGTGATTTCTCACCTAGTTTCGGATCGTTTTTATCTGAAATGCGTGCTTTACGCATGAGTTGATTTAGTCGTTTCCACTGTTCTTTATATTTCGGGAATCTACGTTTCTGTCCCCATAATGTAGCGACCCATCCATGTTGTCGAAGATGTTCAAACGTAGCTTCTACCATCTTTTTAAATCCTGGTAGTACTTCATCGAATTTCTTATACGCTGTTGATGCATGTTCTTCTGTGATTCCGTATATTTGAACCGACTTATAAAACTGCTCGAAAGCCTGCCCGTATCCTTCGGCTAAGAATAATTGCTTCATTAATTTACGGAATGGTGGTACGGCTTTATCAGTTCCTTTCATCTGTTTGTAATACGCCTCTAAGCAATGATCTTTCGGTACATCGAATAGCAATGACGCAAATTCCACGTAAGGGTCAAGCCCTTTGCGGAACATAATAGCAAATATCTCATCTCCGAATTCAGTTGCCATACGATGCGCCTGCAACCTCGGCTCAATCGAGGATAAATCCGAAGCACCGAATTTATGCCCTTCACGTGGTTTAAACGTCTTACGCACTCGCAATCCTTCCTCTGATCGTGATGGTATGTTCTGTAAATTCGTTCCTTTTTCAACTTGTTCTTCACAATTTACTAATCGTTGGATAATATCTAAGAAATTACTATCCGTAATAGAGCCTGTATAGACATTGTTTGGCTTTCCTTTGTAACCACTCGAACCATAACGTCCAGTCGATACCGTTCTAAGTTGTGTATGAATACGTCCGTCGACATCTAACGCTTTCGGCATCTTCTCAACATAGGTACCTAGTAACTTGCTATATTTTGAAAAGTCCGCTAGTGGTTTTAGCGATTCTTCTTCCTTGAAATAACGTTCCAGCACATCATTCGAAACCGCTCGTACTTTCTTCTTGTCCTTTACGATTTCTTTCGTACGGTCCTTAATGCCTAAATGGTCGTATATTAAATACGCTAAATGATCATTACTTGATAAGTTAAATTCATGTATATAATCCGGTGCGTTCTGCGGAATCGCCTCGGGAAAAGCCTCGGTTTGATACTTATGAATACGAGTCTTTAATTGTTGATACTTTTTAGTCGTTGGATTGGCTGTTTTAAATTCCGCCTGGCACTTCTTTAACATATCTTTTTGTTTTTCAATACGTTTCTTTTGCGCCTCAATCCACTTGTTAATCTGCTCGCCTTTAATTGCAAGCGACATCTTATATAGAAATTCATCGTCAATCTGATATGTTTCAAATAACTTACGTTGCGCTTCGCCATGAGCTTCTCCGTACTCAACTTCCAACTTCGAAAGCTCTTCTAAGTTTAATTCGAAGCCAGTACGAACAATCTCTACGTTTACTTCAGGTAAGTATTGACGAATTTCAAAATACGCTTTCGCTAAGTCATCCGTCGCTACTAAGTTATCAATTTGCCATTTCGTTAATAACCAACCTTTATGAACATCCTTGATGGCGTATATCCCAACAGTTTCAGCGTTGTACGGTAACGGCGACCCATTTCCGAATAAATCTTCGAAAGTAAAATCATCCATTTCTAACGCATAACCGCCGATTGCTTTTTTGTACTTCGTGAATAGCGGTTTTAAACCGTATGTTTCTTCGTGATCATATAAGATGAATTGTGCGTCCATTGAGTCGAATCGTACACCTGCTGGCTTAAATCCATCGTTACGTAAAATGTTTAAGTCGTACTCTGCGTTATGAAACGACTTGATGTGCGCTGCGTCTTCTAAAAACGATTTAACTACTTCCAATGCCACTGAACGTTTACACTGGTGTTTTTCATTTACATGGCCATAAGCTACGTAATAACCTTCGTTTAATAACGGAAGCCAAAACGAATAACCGCCCGTTAAATCAATCATCTTATCTAAGCCGGAAGTCTCCGTATCCCACACCGTCAATGACAGCGCTGAAGGGATTGTGATACCTCGCTCGCTTAACTTACGTCGGATTAATGTATTATCGAATAGTTTGAATGCATGTTGAAACCATTCGTTAGTACGTTGTAATTCTGTTTCTTTATATAAACGCGAAATCATTTCGCCTAGTTTCGTTTCATCAGTAATAATATGGTAATTACTTGGTTTATTAGCAAGCGTTTGTTGGATACGCTGCTTTCGCAACGCATCCTCACGCTCTTCTTGTACTCGTTGTCCCATTTCTTTAATTTCTTTTTTCGTTAAACGTTTTTCCGATAACCTGCCTATCGCACCGGAAAAGAACGCTTCATGTGCCAGTTTAAATAATGATGCTTCTTTCTCGTCCCATTTACTCGTCTGCCAAACGCGTTGGAACGCTTCTTCAATCGTTTCGGTCGCTTTTTCCTTTCGCTCGACCGCTTGTGCCACTCGTTCTTTTACCGTCGCTTCATCGCCAACACCCGGTATTTTTAAGTTCAACGTTAATTTCGGCGTCATAACTTACCGCCCCGTTTCCTTGCAATTTAATCGGTAATAAAAACTTACTACTATAACGTAATTATCTTCCGCCCACTCTTCGTAGCATTTCCTATCACAAAACGAATTACCTTCGCGATCGTCGTAAACGAATTCTTTATGGTTGAGTACAGTGCTACAATTTTCGCAAATGCGCATTGTTTAACCTACTGTGTCGAAGCGTTGTTCTACTGGCACGATTAGTTCTACCCTCGACCAATTTCCTGAACCACCGGCTAAAGCGACTGTCGAACAAGAATATACCGTACTATCTTCACGCGCAACACCGATTGTTCCTACAGGATTTACACTTCCACAATGGGAAACCGTACGGACGATATCACCTTTCTTAATCTCACCAACCTCACGACCGATAGCCGCCCACTTAGCACGCTCCGCCTTCGCTTTCTTCTCTTCTTCACCCTCACGAGCAATGTGTTCCGTTTCTTCTTTCGTTAGTGGTTCGAGGTCTTTACTATAAACTCCCCAGAAATCCGATCCGTCAAGGTAGTAAGCGGAAAATGATTTAGTATTACTGTTATGACTCTTCAGATTTACTACCGTACCGATTTCAAAACGATGGTTTGATGTATTAGCAATAACCCTTGCAAAGTCGCCTTCTTTCAATAACGCTTGCTTTGCTTCGAGGACTTCTTCGTCGGTTGCTTTTACTAAATGATCTTTAGGGGCCCACCCAATCTCTTCCCCGTTTAAATTTTTAATACCGTAGGGAATCCCCGTCTTGTCAACAACGTTAATTACTACAATCTCGTTTAAATCTGCATTCGTATTAAAGTTTGTGCTAATTAATTTCGCGAAATCGCCGACTTTTAGCGGTTCGACTTTCGGTTCAGTTACCGCTTTTACTTCGGCTTCTGTAGCGCGGACTAAATCTTTTTCATAGTGCCATCCCGCATAACTACCGTCTAAATGTTTAGTGTCAAACGGAATGTCGCTTTCATCATCCTCTGTTACTTTTACAATATCGCCAAATTTAGATTGGCCATTATCATCGTGTGCGATAACCTTCACATAGTCACCAACCTGTAAACGTTCTGACACCGGCTCATCTTCATACTCTACTTCGACTTCCTCTTCCGCTACTACCTGTTCCGCCTGCCCTTGCTGCTCATTTTGCATCTTTTGCATACTACGTGTAATCTTTTCTAAGTCAGACGGAGTACCCTCGAGTTTAGTTCCGTCAGGTAAAGTAATTGTAACTACGCCTTCCGCATCGGTTAGTTTGTCGGTAGTAATTACGTGCGATTTACGGAATACGGAATGTTCTCCTTGATTAAAGTAATTCGAATCATCGACATTGTCTTTAAAAACGATATCGTTGTCGTCATCAATGTCTACCACTAAGTAAAATGCTCCTTCTGTTACATCAAGTTCTTGCTCAGATGCTTTCACTATATCTTCTACTTTTGCATCTCCTGTAACTAACGTATAAACAAACTCGTTATATTCCACCGTTTCATTAACCACTTTAACTCCGTCTAATTTAGCCATGTTTAATTTCCTCCTCGTTTTCTTCGTTATTAGTAACTGCCGTTAACTCAATCCATCGTTGACTTGCGCTAGTTTCCGTAGCCCAATACTCACGTTGTCCTGCACACTCGAACATGAATACTCGGTCACCTTCGACTCCTGCTATATAGTCGCAATCATCTTTCGTGTAAGCTTCGCCGTTACCTTTCTTCGCTTGTACCACTAACGCATCGTCGCGATCGTGTCTTACTCGAATCGTTTTTACCTGTATCGTGTACCACTGTTTATTAATCGGATCACGCGCCACTAAATCGTAAACCTCCGGGATGAACGAATTCGCTACTTCCCAACCGAGGTTTAAGAGCGCGAGGGCTACTCGGAGTTCCGAGCAACCGCCCTTAACTGTTGTTTCATGTGCCATATACGCTCCCCCTTAGAACGGTAAATCATCATCTGAGATATCGATTGGTGTACCTTCGTTGTTTGCGGCTGTCGGCAATTTCGATTTATCAATCGCTTCGTCTTCCGCATCTTGTAACAATGTAATGATGTCGTCCTCTTCGCGGTAATTAGCTAAATCTTCGTAACTGAAGTCCGTACCGATAAACGTTTTAGCCTTTTCGACTTGCTCGTCTGTTGCTTCACCTGACTCAAGCGAATAAGATTTATCGACTTGTTTGAAATGGACCGCTTCACCTACTAACGAGTACTCTGGATTAAACTTACGTCCCATCTTTTCGGCTTTATCGTAGTCAGCAATGATATTGTTGATATGGAACTCAGCCGTATCGATTACGCGGTAAGTACCGTACTCTAAGTCGTAAACAGGAATCATTGCGTACATCTTACGTTTCGCCCCGACTTTACATGACGGACACTCCGTTTTACCTGGCTTGAAGTACTGCGTAATGTCTGCGTTTGTTTCACGTGGAGAGTGTAAACATGAATGCTTTCGGAATCGGTGGATTGTACGTTTACCGTCGAAAGTTTTATCTTCGTGTACGAAGTAGAAATACCAATTATCTGGATCCGCCAGTAAGATAAACGTGCGACCATCTGCGTTTACTTCGCCGCGCTTCCCCATGCGAACATATCGTGTTACGCCTTCTGGAAAATCGTTGTTACCTCCGTTTTGATTTGCTTCTCGTTGTTCCTCACGCTTTTTTAACGTTTCTCTAATACCCATTGAAACAACTCCCTTGTTATAAATTCGAGCTTGGGTGACTCCCACGCCCGTATTACGCAACTTATCGCTTTTGAGCGCTAAACAATCGCTCAAGTTACGCAATACCGACGTGGGGGATACATCGGTAGAAATCGAGAATTTTTGTAGGACGCAACACATCGTGCTGTAATGCCAAACGCCCATATGACGTCACTACCCGTTGTTCATATTTTGGGGAAATACACAGGTAATGACGTTATATCAACGTGCATTTTTCGTTGACTATTGTCGATAGAAGTTTAATTCGTTAACAATTGTTAATAATACAAACGTAAGTTATAATAAAAATACGGAGTGCACTATCAGTGTACTTCGGCTTAACTCCTCGTTAAGCAAAAGTATTGCAATTGATTGACCTGCCAAGTCGGTTAGTTGTAGGTACGAGAGGAAGCGCTTTGCCTCCTTCGTACATCAAACAAAATGTGTTAAACTACTTGTCCTATATGCACTGCCTAAGCATATAGAACGTATCTTTACGCAAGGAGATAGTCTCGGTAATTACCAAACTTTCTCTCGTCGAAGCGCTTTGCCAGGCGCTCGATCTTGCGTATAACCGTCGAGTGATGTAGCCCCAACATTTTGCCGATTGCCGTCGGCGTTGGAGTTTTATTCTCACTCGACAGGAACGATTCAACGATCGCCGTCGTTGTCTCGTCATTGACCTGCTCAGGGTCTGCAAGGAAGTCGATTAGCTCACGCTGGTCGGCTTCTTTCTTTTTTATAACGTGTTCTTCTAAGTCAAAGTCGTCTTTGAGAGTTTCGAACATTGCCGTGTTCTCATTCTCATCGCTATCTGGCCCATCGTATAATTCGTACTTTCTTCTCGTACGTAACTTCCGTAGTAATGATTTGTAACAGTTACCTAATGATACTGCGAATAGTTTTACGAAATCGCCGCCAACGTTATTTCGCAAACTTTCTAATACTTTGTGTATTACATCATGGAACAGGTCGGTTATGTCGTGTTCGTTTGCCATGTATGTACTCGTACTCCAATACCTAAGCTTGTCTCGATATACCTCCGATAAGCTAGTGTACAAATCCGTAAATACGAAATCATCACCTGTTCGAAGATAGTCGTTTGCCATCTCGTTAATATTCAATTTTTGTTCGTCTTTCACTTCTTATTCCCCCTTACAATAACTATGACGCACAAGCTGCCAAGCCCGCGCACATTTTTTATAATTTTTCAAAATAAATTTTTCGTTTATTGCCAATGTTCAAATTGTAGCATATTACCATGGAATATTTATCAAAGTACACTAAGTACTGGAATTTACACTTTGTATACTTTCGTAAACATTTAGAAAAACAAAAAAAGAGCGATCAATAAGATCCCTCTCCATAATCTTATTCAATTACCAATTAACCACCCGGTCTTGTTTCTTGTGAACTGTATTGTTGATTATCTCCTTGTGCATCTACAAATTCATTAAGCGCAAACACTCCTAGAGCTAGAGTCAAAATTGCGGAAACTCCTAATAAAACTTTTTTCAAACTGAATCTCTCCCTTTAAATTGTTAGTTTTAAAATTAGTTAACATTTGAGTCATACCGGAACGATCGCCTCTGTCGTATATTTCTTTTGCTACTAGACTAGAGAAAAAGAAGTTCGAATTTGAAAAGAACCTCTGGAAACATTCGTACAGCCCAAGGATAGATTCTTGATTGCAAGCTCTATACATCAAAAGAAAGTCTCTCTCACCTCTCTCTTCAATATAATCGTTAATTAACTTCACATTTTTTCTATTGTTTTGATACATAACAAGTCTCGCATCTGAATCTATCCCAAGCGGTATCCCTAGGTAAATTTTAACATAATCTAGGTTATCTCTTGTTTGTAAAATTAATTTTTTTACATTGACAGATTTGGCGATTTCGTGACTTCTTTGAAGATACTCTAAACATTTATCTTTATCTTCAACTAAGTACGTCATCCCTACATAGTATGACGCATCAGAAACTGTTTTCGCGCAAATATTTGCATTAATTATTAGAGAGGCATAATGTCTTGCTAAATCTAGCTCATTTCTATGTAGATAAACTGGAGCTAAAATTTCAGCTAGTCTATGAAGATAGCATTCCTTGATAAATAACTTTCGACTATCACTTAAATTCTTAATCATTTCTTCTACCTCTAAAGCCATATCCAACATAAGATGGATCTTTTTTTGCGCAAAATGGTCATAACACTTAAGTATATTAATCAATATCGTGAGTGTATCATCTTCAGTATTTTCAATCTTTTTTAAATGTTCTATTATTTTATAACCTTCTATATCGTAGTTCATGTATTTATAGATAATTTTGTAAACATCTATATAATCTCCTACAATACCAGTTTCTTTTTTGTGTTTCTTAATTAGTTTTTTTAGTAAATTTACATTCCGTGTTATTGCTGCATATTCTAAACTCTGTTGGATTGACTCTGCTGAATCTAATTGCAGGCACCAATCCTCCATCCTCTCACGTTGTTTCTCTGGAAATAGATAATAGGAGAGTCTCAAGAGTTTTCTAAACCCTATGGTACCATCCTTCTTAAACTTAGACATACATTGCTTTGACGCCTCGATTTGTTCACCTACACTTGAAAATGTTAAATCGTCTCTATCATTTATAAAATCGCATATCTCTCTGTGAAACCCCGGCACTTGAAAACCCTCCTATGCTGTATAAGAAAATTTTGGTATAATGTAATTATAATTCTAATGTTTACTTTTGTAAACAGAGAATAGGTTGAGAAACTTTTTTAAGGACGTGTTAAAATGATTGACTACTCTCCGTTGCATGAGACACTAAAAGAAAAAGAGATGGTAATTAGTGATCTCCGCGGTACCATTCTAAACGCAAGAACTATTGCCAATATTAACAAAGGGATGTCTGTAAATTTGAGTACAATAGAAGAAATCTGTCTACATCTAGACGTACCTATAGAAAAAGTAGTTAAAATTATAAACATTCAAGAATAATAGTTTCAAAGCCTCCGGTTTAAGAAAGGAGGTGGTTAAATCGTTTAAAGTCGGAAGGTGCCGTATTCCCGAACTATGTAAAAAGAATGGCATTACACAAGCTGAACTTGCACTAAAAGTCGGTATCACACCGCAATCCATAACGGATTATGTCAGCCTGCGTAATTTGCCTAACGTAGAAAGAGCGCGTAATATTGCCGCTAAACTACATTGTGACATCGAAGAATTATACGAATGGGAAACGGAATAACATCTATTTACCGGGAAGGTTTCGTATCTTCCCTCCGACCGTCACTACGTGAATTCACGTACAATAATTTTAATCGAACTGGCTCCGCATTATCAACTACAGATATCAACGAAGATGCCTCTTCTTTTATTAGCGCTTCATTCGCATCCTTATACCCACGAACAAATCCATTTGTCAAGCGTATTTTCCCATTTAAATATTTCTCAAGTTCTTCTCGAAGTTTCTCGCCTGCCGGATCGTTATCCGCCACGATAACTAATTCTTCTATCGGCGACTTCAATATTTGCTCTGCCTTTCGTTGGTTAAACGACGAGCCTCCGTTTGCCAATCCGAAAAACCCAGCCGTCATAAATGACATCGCGTCTATTTCCGCCTCACAATATACTGCACGTTTAATATTTCGTCTATAAGCAAGATGTAGTCCGTATATCAAATCTCCAATTGGCTTTCCATCCTTTTCGTACCAAAAGACTTTCGAAGAAACCTTCCGATACTTTATATTCGCCAATCTACCGTTTGTATCAAACCACGGAATTACAACCGCCTGCCTAAAACGGTCGTAACCTATCTTCATTTGTCGTTGTACTTCTTCGCTAATACCTCGTTGTTCTAAATACGGATGACGATAAGCGTACTCTTGCAACCGACCAAAATCGAGGGGACTACGTCCGCTTTCAATCCGGAGTTTCGGTGGCTTAAGTACGAGATTATCGTAACCATATTCCACACCGTACATTTCGAGTAAATACTCTTCCGTTTCTTCATACGTCTCATTTCGCAAGTAAGATAGCAATCTGGTAAAGTTGCCGCTTTCCCACTCGTTATCAAATGCGCCTGAATCTTTCCACGTGCCTGCGTAATCCCCGTCTAAGTTAACGAAGAAGCTCGGTGTGTGTTCATACCTAAATGGCGAGGCTGCAATCAGTTTATCATATGACCATCTTTCGTTAGTCCAAGAAAACTGCCGAAGTTCATACTCGATGTCTACATTTACTTCCTGCCCACGTATCTGAATACTTGACAAGGTGAATCACCTACCGTTCTTTTAATTTAAAATACTGAAGTGAATTGCTTCGCCGCTTGTTCGCCGGTTTCCATTTCCTTAATAACACCAATCTGTGGCATGTAAATAATTTCGGCGGATTCCCCTTCACCACCGTCACGCCCTTTATTAATACCGATCATACCTCGTCCTTGCTTTGCATCAGTATCAACCGCTATCAATAACGCTGCGTCCTCTAAAAGCGCTTTCGTTTTCTTTACCTCGCTACGTTTCGGTAAACGTAACTCTCGTTGGCCATCTTCGTCCTCACTATTATCGACCTCATCCGCCTGTGTGATAGCGAACATAACCACGCCTGTCTTACCGGCTAATCGACGTAACTTCTTCGATGTTTCAGCCGCATCACCACCAGCCGTTTTAGACGTATTCTTCTCGTAGTCTAGATAATAGAACGGATCTACGATAACGACATCTGCATTCGTCTCAGTAATATCAACTTCTAACTGTCGTAAATCCCTTCGGTGAAAGTCGTCATCATCTACGCCTCGGACGATAATATTACCAGGTAGAATTTCGTTGATATTCGCTAAGAACGTTTTAAACCCTTGTTCAAATTCTTCTGATAGTTTGCCGTGACGGATTTCTTTTGAATCAAAACCAGCTTCGAGGTTCACGCCATCTAGTTCAGCAACCGTCGCTCCAATACGAGAAGAAATCGAAGTGTATAAGCGTACCATTCCCTCAAACCATCCCATTTCCATTAGCCAGATAAGCACGTTCGCTCCTTGGAACGCTATCTCTACGCCCTCTTCGATAGTTGTTGCGGATTTACCACGCCCTGACTTTCCGTAAATTGTGTAGACGTTCGAAGAAACATAGCCACCAATCGCCTTATTAATGAATGGAAAACGTGAGTGCCAAATACGATATGACTCGCCCTTTTTACGACGTTCGTATTCTTCTAGAAACCTGTTCGTGTCGGTCTTTAAACTTGTTCCCACTTTATCACGAACATTTGTTCTTATTATAACTCCGTCGACTTTTTCTCGCAACCATTCAAGGAAAGAATTTCCGTCTAGTTGTTCGAATTGTCCTGGCGCTTCGTTTTGTAGTAGTCCCATCACTTCGATTTTCGCAGAATAGGATTTTATTTGCTTCGTTAAATACTCGAAACTATCCTCGACATTTGGGACGTATGTGAAACCGTCGACTTCTGCTACTAGCGTACGAAAGTCGGGGACACGCCCTCGATTAGTCTCTACGTAATCTTTAATAAAACGGTACGCTTTACGTTCAGCTTCTGTAACAAAATCTCGTTCTGTTACATGGTTTAATTGTATAGGATTAGCGGTGTCTACCACTTTCGATAATAGCATTTCTCCGTAGTTCATTAACTACACCTCCACTATATTGTTTGTTGAGCGATTTTTTATTCGGTTGTCAAAGAGCGGTATGATTCCGAGTGTATAAAAGAAACTAACACTAGGCAACATCCTTTGTAATCGCGCTAGATTCTATTTATAGAACAACTGTAACACATATATTTTTTCTTATCTTTTTTAAATCTCTTACATAAAAACTGCTTATTTTCTATGTTTTTAATAAAAAAACGAAACTTTACATCCATTTGCAAAAAAATGAGTAGTTTTCACTAAAGAAATCAAAAAGCGCGAAATTGTGAACTATGATATAATACCTTGTTTTTTCTACCTCAAATCTTAAAAAGTACAAAACTTTAATTTATGGTATAATTCATATTTTTAATTCCTTTCTCCAGTATTATTGCCCTTCGGTGTTGTCCATCATTAATCATATATTTTCCCGAACCGCCCGCATTCTCTCCGCCATTTTACGTTTCTGATCCTCACTATACTGACGTAGTTTTTTCATGCTTACTTGTTTTTCTTCTAACGTACATTTCACCGCTATTGGTTTACCATCATCACTCTCGATAACTGTAACGTTTTCCTCTCCGACTATTTCTAATAGTTTACGAATGTGTTTTGGAACGCAAGAGTATGCGCTCCATTCCTTCGTTTCGTTGTCGAAAGTCAATACCGTTTCTTGTTCTTTTGTTGAGTACACACACATATCGTTTCCTCCTAATATTCATTTTTATTATTTAAGTCACACATCATTGTCATATTTCCATCTTTTCAGAAACTTAAAAACGTTTTAAAATATTAATAAAGATAACAATTTACATTGGAGGTAAAATCTGTGACTTTATATAACGCACTATTAAAAGATTCCCGTAAAAAAGTAAACTTAGAAACTTACACAACAAAGCACAAAGGCGAACCTATCATTTGTCCGATTTGTGAGGCTGATATACGTGTTGATGCTGACCAATCTCTTATTAAAAGCGCATATTTTATACATCCAAAAAATTCAGTTTGTCCATCTATGAAGAAAAAACGTGTTAATTATTCTGATGCTTTAGGTTCTCAAACTGATAAAGAAAATGGAAAAGACATTATAGAGTTTGTAAAAAATCATACCTTTGATATTTATAGCAAATGTGCCGCTTTAGCAGATGGATTAACTGTTTCTGAATTTAGAGATTTAATTAAGATTGCTAATGAAAAAGATTTTTGGTACCAGAAGGGATTAACGCCACTATATGTCCCTTATGTTCTCCTAACATTTAAGGATAAATTTATAGAAGCTGAAGGAGGTAAAACACGAAATGATGATTTTTATTTTGTCTTAGAACCTTCAGTTCAAACAATTGATCAACTATGGGGTAAGCCAACAAAAATAAAACAAAAGATTTGGAAAGTGTATGCATCCGAAAAAAATGATTTACAAGAATATATAATTCAAGAGGGTTTAATCCCACCTAGCTGGTTTTCCAACACTCAATCTTACATTGACAAATTATTACAAGACTAACTGATATGAAACGTTTTGCACTATAGTTCCTTCTATCTACTGTTTCATATAATTAACGATAAGTTATTCTTTCTAACATATGCGAATAATGATTTTTAATCATACGCATACTACCTTTGAGTCGATCTCCCTTCGACTTCATTCTTTCAAAACGGGGTTTCTCCTCCGTGTCGTGCAGGGACGTAGCGGGTAGCCTATTTGGTTACTCGCCGTTTTTTTACGTATAATCGTAAAACTTCTTGTCCATACTTTTTAGAGAAAACATTTTATGCCATTTGGAGCGACCTCCAGCACATGATATTTGTACGGCCGCTCCTATAAAAGGATCGGTCATTTTTTTATTTCCGCATCCCTCTTTTCGAATCTCCCTCGAACGGCAAGACCACGCACAAATCTCGCACCCTATCGTACAATCTACGATCAAACACGTTTGCCAACTCGTCGATAGGAATGTTCGAAGTGTATACCGTCGCTAATCCATTCGTTACCCTATTGCTAATCACCGCATGTAAATCCCCTCGAAATGCCTCGGTTGCACTACGTACTCCAATATCGTCTAGCACTGCGAAAGGTGCCGCCTTTGCATTATTCATACGATGGTAATATTCCTTTGCGGATTTCTCCGCAACTTCTTTCGGTATATTTGACCGATTGAATTCGTTAAATAACGTTTGCCATTCATTCACATCCAAGAAATATCCAGGTACCTGCAACGATTGCCTATTTCGTTGCAAACTACCGATGTAATGTTGTATGAGCCACTCGTTTAAAATTACGGCTGCTGTCGTCGTTTTCCCTGTGCCAGTTTCTTCGGAAAACAAATACATCGATTTGATCTTATCCTTCGGGTTTAACGACGCACCCGCCTCAAATTGCCGTGAGAAAGTCTTTATATATGCTTCGATAGACTTATAGACTTTCGGTTGAGACGCTCGTACAGGGTTGTTCTGCAACGTTAAATGACGATATTCTTTCGGTAAATTGGTCGCTGCCATACGTCCTCCATTACCGTTATGCCCGTGTAGTGCGATGTACGAGGTACACTGTCGGTTACATGCTTCGCTTTTGTATAATGAACAATGATCGGATAGAATGCATTGCATCAAATCGTCACCTCTTTACGGTCGATACGTTCTTTTTCAAATTTCACCTTATAGTACTCAATCACCGCGTCTGCATCCTCACCAGCTAATATTGCGCCACATCTTCGTATATCTAACCCAATTCTATAAGGACAGTTTTTATAGCAATGTTCTTCAATCGCTCCGATATACGGTAAGTCTTTGTTTGGACAATCGTAACAATACGTATCTAGCAATCTCGAAGTTTCTTGACGTACTTTTTGACGCTGCCCTTTCGTATAAATTGACGGACCATTCGATGCTTGCTCTCTAAAATGTACTTCTGATCGGACTTGTCCACTTCGTTCTTGACCACATTTCGGACAACCGTGACCTCTTCGTAAATGTGAAAATAGTATCGTAAATACTTCGTTTGGATGGTGCGGACATTTATATCGCATTTTTGTTCTATCATTTACGTAATTCTTTTCTAGTAATTTGTAACCTCGTGATTCAAACGTTTCTTTTACGAGTTCAAAAGAATGTCTACGTTTTAAAATCCCACAATATCGACAACCACTGCCGTTACGTAACTCTGCATAACTAATCGATAACTCTTTATCCGGATGATGCGGGCATTTATACCGCATCTTTGCTGTACCTATTACGTATTCAGTTTCCAACAACTCATAACCACGTTCTTCAAACTTCTCTTTCACTTGTTCAAACGTTAATTTAGGTCGTGCCATTTCTTTCCCTCCATCTCTACTAATACTACTTTCACATTTTTCGGTTAGTGCTCACATATTCAAAAAATAATTTCTCCATTATAAATAATCGATAATTTCTTCCGTACTTACTGATATATGTTCCGTATTCCGAGATAAATGTGCACCTTTTCTACGAATTTCTCCAAGAACTCTCGGCAACAACCTGGATCGCATATACGAATACATAAACGCAAAGTTTAATCCGGGATACTCCCTTGTCGGCTTATAGTCGGCGAAACATGCGTCGATGAATAGTTTTGTTGCTTCCGGTTTATATTCGGCGATGAACGTCTTCAACATACGACCTTCCATCGCATAGCTGCGAGTGACATACGGAATTTTATAACGTTCCTCATGTACATGCTTTAGGTACTCTCGGAATGTCGTTACGTTCCACTTTTCGATTGGTAGGTTGCGGAAATCTTTCGTTGATATGCGTGTCATTGATTCCCCTCCTCGGCAAATAATTGCGCATGTAATTCCTCGTTAGACGCCTGCCATAAGTCCCGCCCGTCTTCCGTTTTGAATACGTTGCGACGGATTAGCGCCTCGATGTAGATTTCTTTCAGTAATAAATCGTGTAACATTCGTTTATTTGTTAGTCCTCCTTGGTCTTCTAATAGTGGGGATATTTACCGCTATTAGTTTCTGAAGATTCGTGCTACCATTTAATTATCGAGCAGACATTACTCGATGCGTCTTCCTAATAGACGTATTTACTCCATCCCTTTCGAATCTCTGTCGTTACAGAGGTTCTTTTTTTCTATGTTTTCGACATATGTCGTTATGAATTTTCTCAATACGATACATATAGTCTTCGACCGACAAAAATGTTAATATATGGCTACACCTTTTCTTTTGACCTATATTCTTAGGTCTTTTTTTCTGACCGGTATCATATATCTGCGTTAGTTACCGCCTATCCTACCGATAACACTCCTTGTTATATACATTCGTAGATTCCTAGATTCTTATCTCGTTATTTGAGTGTAAAATTTACGTCAGTAACCTTTTGTAACCTTGCGTTCTTGTTGACGTTCAATGACTCCGGTTACACTTCCGATGCTACACTCGACTCTCTGCTTAACGCCTTTTAGCGTGTGCATGACCGACTGTAAAACCGCTTGATCGTCCTTTGCCTTACGACGTTCTTTACGAATACGTTTCAGTTCTTTCAACATGTAATTACCACGTGCTGTAGTAAACGTCTCAATTTCAATAGTATGTAAAATATCTTGCTGCGCTATATCGGTTTGTGACCTGCGTATATTCGTTTGTTGCATGTCGGACTCTAACGATTCTAGTTCCGATAGGATACGTTGTAATCGTTTCGTTACGTCTCTCACCGTAAATACCTCCTATTCACTTTCCTTCAGTTCATTTACTAAGTTTTCTAAGCTATACTTGACGTCTTCTAATGTGCGGTAACCGCCGATTATTTTTCCGTTTGTATTTATGTGAAACAAGATATTTTCTAATCGTTTAATAAGAATCTTTTTATCCATATAAATCGTTCCTTTCCATAATTATTTAGAACCTTACAACTTCGCATACGCTCGTTGTATCTCATCATCTATTAGCGACATTCTTTTATTTAAGTAATTACCGCTGAATATATTAATGATGGAAGGATATTTCGCTAGAAATAGACTTCAAGGTTTTAGCTCTTAATCTTTTTCTAGTTAAAAGATAGTTCTTGTTAAGAGTTAGTTCTTGTTAGTGTGAACTACAACCATGTGTGGAAGTCACCATATGTGGTCATGCGTCACATGGACTGATAGATTCCGGTTCATTTCCGAATATTGTTAGCTGACTAATCGGTAGAATCGTATAAACCGCATTCTCCCATTGTTGTGTACGTTCGTGTCTACGTCTCTCTTTAACGACTAACGGCTTTCCATCCCAACGATATTCACATAGCTTTTTGATACGTCTATTGGCGCTCTCACGGCTTATATTAAGTCGTTTTGCAATCATATCTTGCGTTGGATAACATTCGCCATCTTCATCCATGAATGAAGCTAATACGCAAAGAGTCGTCCATCTTTCCGGACCTAAGTCTGCTATTAAACCGGAGTGTACTGCGTCGACATACATCTTAAGGAAGATTCGTGTCTCTCGTTTTCCACTCGTAATTGAATATTCCGTTTGGGCTTCGATTGATACTAATTTGCTATTTTCGCTCACTGTACTCAC